TCACGATTTCCTCGGCTTCGGTGCTTTTGGATCGCGACCAAGTGCGATGTCGCCTTGATGGCCTATCGGATCCGCAACCCACGGAAGCTTTCTCCAACTGTCGGGAACCGGCAGCGTGTTGATGGCGTCGATTAGCGGCTGCTGCGGAACGTTCGTGTATCGTCTGCTCATGTCGTCGACGGCATGACCAAGGATTTGATCTTTGATGTAGGCGTGTACGCCGTTCACCACGAGTTGGGTGGAAACGGTATGGCGGCCAGTGTACGGGCTGATATCGTTTATCGGGTTACCGGCACGCTCAAGGCGTCCACGGTTGAGGATGATTGCCGTCTTGAGGCCCCCGCCTCCACCTTGGACTTCCTTATAGGCTTCGCCGCGCGGGGTGCGAAACAAGATGCCGCCGCGCTCGACCAGCTGGCCAAGCCACTCGGCCAGAAACTCATGGATAGGAAAACCTCGCGGCTCGCCTGTCTTGCTCGATCGAACAATGCCCCACAGCTTGGCCAGATTGATATCTGACGATTCAAGCGCAAATGCCTCGATCGGCCGCAAGCCAGTGTAAAACAGAAACGTCATCACCATTGCCGGAGCTGGCGACATTGCTGCGACGAACTCGGCAGCGCGGTCATATGTGACTGGAGCAGTACCGCTCCGCGTTGAAGTCGACCGCGACGACGTACCCTTGGCCTTTCGTGGCCTCTGCCAGGATTGAGGGTCAGCCCACTTATTTTTTACTGCGTGGGTCCAGATGGCGATGAACGGCGTGTAAAATTGCCGGTTGCGCGTGTCGCCAGTCGTATCGGGATACATCGCGGCGGCTGCCTCGTCCAAGTCGGACTGCTTGAAGTCATTCAGCTTCTTGTCGCCGAAGTGCGGCATCAAACCTGTATGGCGTTTTCCCTTGTCTTTCTTCTCCAGAACGAAACGAGACGAGCCGCCCGACGCGAGATATGAGTCGGCCGCCTCGTTGAACGTCTTGGTGGCCTTCGGCCCGTGAAGAGTTTCCTCTAGGAGGCGGCTCGAAACCTGTATCCGGATCGCGTTTGCTCTTTCGCGGTCACTCGTGCCAGTGCTCTCGTATATGCTGCGCTCGCCGGCCGGGCCTTTGATTTTTCCGCGGATGAACCAATTATTCCCGCGCTGGAAGAGGCTGAGTTCGTTTGTTTTCGAAGGACGTCCCATAGCTCTTTCACATCCGTTTCACTGAAGAGGAAGTCTCGCCCGATCTTCGAACAGAGTCCATTGGCCTGAGCAATCCTGGCGAGTTTGCGGTTGGAGAGGCGGAGATATTCCGCTGCCTCATCCAGATTGTAAACCTTGCCAAGTCCATTATCGTTTGCTGGTTTCATGCCCTCCTCCGCTCCGCCTCGCAAAGACAAATAGCCTTTGCCACCTGCCTGCGCGCCTCTTCGGGGATTGATTTCCAATGCAGAATAATAAGTCTCCCGGCCTTGCTCTCTGCGGCCGAAACGGCATCTTCCACCGTGTACGCCTCGCCGATCGTGCTGAATGTTTCGTTGTCTGGCATCTCTGGCGGATAAGTCATTTTCGCGATCATGGTTCGGTCGCTATGCGCATGAACCTTTACGTTGAAGCCCGCATCCACGGCACGGTAGAGTCGGCTGGGCTGGCTCTTTCTTGCCCACCTAGCAACCTCGTCAGCGATCATTGCCGAGACGTCTACCCGGCCACTGTCTTTCTTTTTCGAATTGTGAACCACGTGTACCTCTTTTCCTTCAAGGTCATTTTTCGCAATCATCCTGTCGCATACGCAAACCATAGGCTCCCAGTCTTCAATGCCCATGATTGCGTAAATTGGGTCGTTGCAGCAGCAGATTTGCGTCATCATTCATTCTCCCATTAAGCCGCTTGCGCGGTGGTGGTTGCTCGTTGCTTGGCGTCGTCGTTATGGGCTGCGACAGGAGGCTGGCCAAGCAACGAGCAATGGGTTAGGGCGGCGGCGATTGTATGCTGGTTTCATATCTCCATTTTGGCCGCCGCCCTATTCAGCTAGGCGCGTCGCCAAGCTGAATAGAGTTCACGCAATAGGCGCTTTTCCGTGTAGCGCATGGCGCGGTTGATAGGATGCTTCTTGTAGCTTTCCTTCCCCTTGTCACTTTCGGTGACTGGAAGCCCAAGCTTCTCGCTTTCGTACCGCGCTCGCTCGACAAACACGCACTGCAATTCGGTAAGATCGGGATTGGCTCGCACGTCCTCGCCAAACATCGGGCGGTACTTCCCCATGCCGCCAATGAGGTTGTTGCGCATGTTCCAAGAGACGGATCGGCGGACCTTGCTATAACCGTGTGTGATCCAATCCGCAGCTGTCGCGCCTTCACCTGGTGCGCCCTGCCGCTTGCCGCCGAATACCGCCAGACCCATTCGCTTCCAGACACAGGAAGGGTTGCGGTACGTGCCGATGTCACCACACTCGCCGACGATGGTGGCGAATGACACGTCGCCGAAGCCCTTGACCGCCCTGGCCCATTCGTAGACCGGCAGGCGCTTGACGAGTTTTACCAATTCCTTTTCGTAGGCGGCGCGCTGGGCGTCCAGAGGCTCGAGTGCTGCGATGTACGGCATAATGTGGCCGTACAAGGCGTGAGACGGATCAGCTTCAACTGTTCGGTAAAGCGCGTCGGCTCGCTTCCTGGCCTTAGCTTTCGATTCGTCGGAGTCGTAATCGCCATCCTCATGCACGGCGAACCGGATAGACGCCATCGCCTGAAGCTTCAGCTTCGTCTGCGCCTTGATCATGCTTTGCCGTAGGCGGTGCATGTTGATGATGGCGTCGACAGCTTCGGTGATGGCGGCGGTTGGTTGGTATCCCAAATGCGGCTCTGTGTGGGTGGGTTGCGTAGGCGGCGTGGCCGCATCGGGATAGGTGGAGTCAGCAAGAGGCGCGGAGTTTCTGGGTTTCGGAACGCTACTGGCCTTCTTGCTGACTTTTGGTTTGCTAACGAGAGGCGCCTGCACTACGGGTTTCGGATCTGATTTGGCCGCATCGTTAGCAATCATGGCCGAAAGAGAGTCGATGATTACCATCGTTGTCCCTTCCGGAATTGGATAGGTGTCGCTGGCAGCTGCGATATTCTGGGTTTCGAGCTCATCCTGGCCGCCAGCCTTACGTGTGCTCCTTTTTGCACTGCGTGCAGTAGGAGCAAATTCTGTCATCGCCGCGATATCGGCGGGGTTCATTGTGGTTTCATTGAAGGTCATGGCGTGCCTCTTGGGCTTAGTGGGCTGGCCTTTTGCGGCAGGCTGCTAGCCGTAGGTTTAGTCGGAATTGGCGCGTTGCGGTTGGGTTGCGAAATACCTCTGGCCAATTCCGACTATTTGTGTTGCGAAGTGTTTTTGGCGTCGTAGTCTTGGGTTACACCCTACGTATGGCCTAAACACTTCGCAATTTGGTATGCTTGCCGACTGCGCATTCCCCTTGGGTTGCGATCGGAATATGGCAAATCGGCAAGCAATAGGTTGGGGCGGCGAAATCCTGTTGTGTTAAGCCCAATGAATGGCCGCCCCACCTCCGTCAGACGGAGGAACTCATAGCCTCCTCACGAAGGCGCGCTACATCGTCTTCCTTCAGCGCAAAACCAATCTTCTTGTTGCCGGCGGCATTGCCGACCGCGATGGCGAAACGAGCGTTACGGATTTGCGTCGCGCCAGCCATAAGCTGTGTCTCGCCGTAGGCGGCAATCTCCGTACCGACCCACTCGCTAAGCGGCTTGCTGATGCCATTGATAACGAACGGCATGCCGAGCAGGGCGCTCTTGAAGTGTCCGCCGCGCTTAAGCAGCCGTTCCTTGGCGCGCAGTGCACCGTCGTTCATGCGGTGCGGTGCTTTGGCAAAGGGTTGGCCGACTGAGACGCGCATGGTCTCCGCTTTCCGCTCGACCTGTGGCACTTCGTTGATGAGCTTCCGCGCACCGATCCGCAGCACCTCTTCCGCAAGGCGTGGGAAGTTCGAGAGATAGCCAACAAACTTGTCAGTTGCCTTGTTTAGGTCGCCGCTTGCCTCGGCAAGCATCTGCCTGGCAAGCGTCTGGACGCTGACTGCCTTGGCTCCGGTAACGTGTCGTGCATGCGCGTTCATGGTTGCTCCTTCGATTTGATGCGGGCGGCACACAACTACTGGGTTTCGGGACTCTTGATGGCCGCCCGCCGCTCTTTCGAGCTTGACCACTCTTACCGCCTTACCAATTTATGCGCAAGAGGTATTTTGGTAAATCGGTCAGAAAAATGATGATTGGCCTCTGCCATGCATCCCATGCCGTTCGTAGGCTACCCTGGCTTTCAGCGCTGCCCTAAGAAGCTCGTTCTCTGCCCTAATCTCCGATAGGGCTTCCTTCAACCGCGCGATTTCCGCCACGTTGTAATCGCCGGCGGGATCCGGCACTTCGTCCTGGTGAATTGCGGACATGTGCCACGGCTCGACCTGTGCCTCTCGAAGCGCCTCAGCCTCGGTGTATCGGCCAGCCTCGGCCTTGACGGTCGTATAGCCGCACCAATTCCCGCGGTAGAAATAGCCGCCCTTGCGGATTAGCCATTCGGCACTCATTTCATCTCCTCGTAGTCGAGATAATAGCCCTTGCCGCAGACGGCGCAGCTGTAGCGCTCGCCATCCATGCCGCCGCCGACTTCCTTCATGTTCGGGCAGACGTGATATGCGTCGCAATGAGTTGCGGCCGTTGCGTCGGTTGTCACCGTAGGAGCTTCGTCCTCCGGGTCGGCGTATTTCGGGTCCATCAGGTCAGGCTTCGGCCAGCCGAGCAGAACGTGCTTCCACTCGGCAACCTCGTATTCGGCCCGGTTGAGATGGTGGCCGGCATAGTTGTGGGGAGTGATCTCGCGATCGCCGCGCCGGACGAACACCCAATGCTCCTCGCGATTGTCGCTGAGCTTCATGGTATTGATGCCGATGGTGATCGGTTCGCTCATTTGCTGGTTCCTTGGCTTCACGGGGCGGGAATCGCGGAAAGGAACGCCTCATAGTCGGCAAGCTGCCTGATATGCGCTGTGTTCGGGTGCTTTTGGCTCCATCGGTCTTGAAGCCATTGCGAGGCCCTAACCAGCCTGGCCGTTTCGGATGACGCTACCGCTCCGCCCCGACGTGTTCCGGGAGTGGTCTCGTCATCGACTGACGAAAGCGTGTTGAACCGTGACGTGTCTTTTGAGAGCGCGACAGGTTCGTCGCGGTAGCGATCGCTGTACTGTGGTGGCGGGTCGCAGTTGCGCATGTCGCCACAGCATGGATTGAGCTTGCAAGTGAACGAACTGCCCATCAGATTATCCTTTCGCCGCGCTGTTGAAGCATCATCGCGAGATTGCCGACATCGACGGGATCGCCCTTATCGACATGCGCGCGCAGAAGGTCGGACAGGATTTGAGCGGTGCAGGTGACCGGGCTGTGCCAGCCACCGCGCCCTTCTAACCGCTTCTTGGAAAGTTTGGCCTTCATCGCAGCAGCGAACCGATCCACAGCAGCGTCATCTGAGTGGGGCGCTACCGGTGCGACCGGTTGAGGCTGCGCATCGAACTCGTCGCCAAACGACTGACCGGGTATCGGCCCGGTATCGCCCCACGTAACCGGCGCGTCCACTTCAGGGTGATCGACTGGAGCGGCGTAGAGAGCCTTAACCGGCCAGTCGGGGACAGGGTTTTTGGGCTCGCCCCGTTCGATGACAACACTGAATGTCCCGTCGCCGTTTGTCTTTCCATACTCGTGCGCGTAAGGCTCCGCCGCAGCCAGCGCCTTGCCGGGGGTGACGAGGTCGAGAACAGCACGGGCGGCTTTTTCGGCGCACTCTTCGAGAAGTGCGGTCTTACTGGCATTCGTCCAGAAGTCGCCGCCGGTCCCTTCATGGCCAAAGTCTTTCAACTGCATGGCTTGGATGATCAGTCTTGTCGCCGCCGAGCACAGTGTGTCGCTCATGGCCGTGGTTCTGGAAGCCCCTGCCTTCTCTCCACGCTTGGCGAAAACAGCCGACCCATCGGATTGCTTCCCGTTAATATCGGTCCAAGTGGCGCTCATGGCGTGTGGCTCTTCGTCAGTTCCGACGCGTCGCCCTTGAAGTCGATGTCGGGCAAGATCGCCTGCGGCTTGAAAATGACGCGGTAGTGATAGGCGCTGACATCTGCAGCTTCCATCTGCTCGGCGAAGTAGGTCACATTGTCGGAGAGGCCGAGGAAGTGCTTCTTGTAGGCATTCGGCCCGGTCTTGCACGTTACGGTAAGCTCACGGGCCTTGTCGTTGTTGCCCAGCGAACAGAGGCCCTCCATTGACAGCATGTATTCCCCGGTGATGCCGTTGTAGAACACGATGCGCCGGACGATCTGGAAGTTGTCAGCTGCCGTCGAGAGGTTCTGAGAGGCAATGTCAGCGTCCGTGCACGCCGACAGAGACGCCAGTGCGGCCGCGAGAATAAAGATCTTCCGCATTATGCAGCCCTCCGCTCGCTGCGCGGCTTGCCGTAGAACCGGCCACGGCCGTTGTCGTTAGCCGCCCGCCGTGCAGCCTGACGGCGTCCGCCCAGATCGATGCCGAGCATTCCGGCCAGTTCGCGGCCGACCTGGCGGGCGCGCTGAGCTACGTCGTCGTTACCGTTGCGCTCGTTGAAACGCGCAATGCTGAAGAAGGCTGAGGGCGCCAAGCCAGACGCTACGGCTTCCTGTGCTGTTACCATGGGATACATATCGCGTTTCCTTGTGCTGGGGTGTTGGGGTAGTCTGCCGCCGGGCGGTCAGTGGTTAGGCAAAGCTTGCGCCGCCGGCATCTCAAATCGATGCCCGTTGAGCCAAGCCACAATCGACTGCTCGCCTACGGCCACGGCATAGAAGCCAAGTTCTGTAAGCCGCTCTTGCGCGTTGACCGCCAGTAGGCTGCCGCCGCGCCACAGGTTGGCTATGCGGTCGGCGTTGTTGATGGTGTCGATGAGTGTGGCCATTAGCGTGTCCACGTAGCTGCGGCGAGTTTGCGCCACTCGGTCTCGCCATGCTGCTCGAGCAGGTTGTCCAGCCTGTCGGCAAGCGCGCCAAACAGCATTGCCGTCTGCTTCTTGCCGTGGCTTTTTTCGCAGCCTCTCGCGAGCGTTGTTATGGCACGCAATTCAGCTTCGGCTTGTGCGTTGATCACGACACACCTGCCGCAATCGCAAGAACGGCGAGCGCAAAGCCGGCAACCACTAAGCCAGCAATGACTGATTGCATGAGCGTTACGTCGCGCTCCGACCTGCGGTGCATCTGCTTACGGTAAGCAGCAGCATTGACCATGAGCGAGCGGCGCGGGTCGGCGATCATGATTGCACCTGCTCGAATTCACCGTCGATCGTCAGGCGATACGACTTACCTGCCTCAATACCGTTCTGTCCGACCAGGGAGGCGCGCAGGGCGACGAGCTTGTAGGGCCACACGCTTTCGTCGTAGGCGGCAAGCACAATGCCACCACCGGCCACGGCTGCCGCGGTCGATTTGGCTCCAAGCGCAGCTGCTATGGCGCCATTCCCGGTGCTTGCCGCGTGGGCGTAGTCCCCGGTGCTTGCCGCGTGGGCGTAGTCCCCGGTGCTTGCCGCGTGGGCGCCATTCCCGGTGCTTGCCGCGTGGGCGCGGTAGCCGGTGCTTGCCGCGTGGGCGTAGTCCCCGGTGCTTGCCGCGTGGGCGCCATTCCCGGTGCTNCCGGTGCTTGCCGCGTGGGCGCGGTAGCCGGTGCTTGCCGCGTGGGCGCGGTAGCCGGTGCTTGCCGCGTGGGCGCGGTAGCCGGTGCTTGCCGCGTGGGCGCGGTAGCCGGTCGTAACGCTCTCTTTGGCAGCCTCAATGATCCAAGCCACCGACTTGCGGATAAAGTCTGGCAGGCGCAATTCCGCGTTGATGGTAATGACTGCAGAGGCGACCTTGGTATCGCCGCCGGCGTCGCCCTTTGCAATATCGCCGCTGGCGGTGGTCGATGCGAAACGCCCAGTAGCGGGACCGTAATAGCCCCAAGCGTCGAGAGGCATCTCAACGGAATGGAACGCGCCATCGCCGCATCTCGTTACCGATTTGCCGCCGTTGTCGTACGTCTTACCGACTTCGTACTGGAACTTTTTGCCATCAGGCGTGCAGGTGAGGTCGCGAGTGAAACCCTTGTACGTCGCGAGAGCGACGGACTTGTCAGACTTCCGATCCATGTTGATTGTTTCCCGTGGGACCGCACTAGGCGGCTACAGGAATCGTTCTACCTCTTTACCAATTTAATAGCAATACCAATTTACCAAAAAAGATAATCGGGTAAGCGCATTTTTCAACTTAGCCGCGCTCTACAAAGACCACGGGATGGACGCTAACGACGTCGTCGCGGTCAAAAACAATGTCCTTGGCTGGGTTGTATTGGCTGAGCTTAAGCTTGTTGCCGGCCCATCCGCCGAATCGCTTTATATAGCCGTGCGGCGGGTCGCCTTCGTTTGCGGCTCGGATCTGGACGATGACATCTTCGCCAGGCTTCGCCGGGCGGCTGGGGTGCACCCACACGGTATCGCGCGGGTCATATCGCGGCACCATGCTATCGCCATCCACGAACACCGCGTAGGCGTTCGCTACGCCGGCCAGCGACGGCGGGCACGGCTTATAATCGATTGCCTCGCCATTAAAGATGTATTCGCCCATCGCACCGCCAACAGCCTGGCCGTAGACGGGGATCTGACGCGCGGCGAAATCCACAGGACCGCGCAGACGCGCTGTTGGCCTGACGTCCAAGTCGGGATCGCGCGATGTCCTTTGCTTGCGCGCCGTGCGCGACGAGGCGAGCACGAGTCGCCCCATCTCGTCCTTAGGTATTCCGAGGATCCTGGCAATCTCCTGCCACTTGCGCGGCTGGGTCACGTTGCCGATTTCGATTTCACCAATGGATGTCTGGCCGACGCCAATTGCATCCGCAAGTTGCTGCTGTGTCCAGCCCTTGGCCTCACGTGCAGCTTTTACCTTATCACCTAGTTCGCTCATTCGTACGCCCTCTTATCTGAAACGGTTATACCACTTTACCGGATTCATGCAAACCAATTTACCCTTGACTTTAAATTGGTAAAACGGTAAATGATAACACGGTAAACGGATCGGCGTGATTCGGTTCCGCCTACGAGGAGAAATTAACACAATGGATGCAGTTCTGATCCGCGCTCGCCGCGCGGCAGGGGAGTCTTTGCACTCAATCGCCCGGGACATGGGAGTTTCCCATGTCACTATCTTTCGCAAGCAATGGGGCGGCAGACATCGCCCTAGGCTCGAGCCCACCTCGCGCAGCTACGTTGTCGAAAAGACCATGATCGGCAAATGCAGCACCGACTTCGAAGTAATCCCGGTCAGCTTAGCCAGGAGCGCAGCTTGATCGTAGCGACGGCGGCGGCCGTTGCAGCGCAACCAGCTTACCACGTCAACGACGTCGTGACTGTAATCGGAACAATCATCGCCCGCACCGAGGCCGGCTATCAGGTCGAGTTCGAGCAGCACGGCAAGAAGGTCGCAATGTGGTTTGAGGCCGGCGACCTCGATGGCGATTTGCGAGGCCAGTCCTAGCGATTGGTCGACCGGGCAGAAAACACACCAAGGAGTGATCATGGCAAACCCAATGGCGTTCGCGACGCAATACACCCGCACGGGAAAACCCAACGTTCAAAACCTCAAGCCGTATCGAACCGAGCGGCAGAAGGAGGTCACCCGGCAGACCGCGAAGAAGTGCGATGACGGCGCTTACCGCAGCAATGCGCCGGTCTCCTACCACGGCGCGCCCAAGCAGAGGGCCGCAGCATGATCGGCAAGTTCTGCACAATCAACGGAACATCAATCGAAGGAGTTGTCGCCGGGCGTAGGCAGTACGTCGGCGATCAGGACCGCTACTCGGTGCGCTTCTTTGTGGGAGGCGTGCCGTACGAGCGGGAGTTTACGTCTGGCGAGGTGAGTTTCGCCGGGCGCAATGCAAACGAAAACATTGTCGATTTCAGGAGGACTGCATGAATATGCATGTTGGTGCGAGCAAGTTTAAGGTTGGGCAGCGTGTGCGGTGCGTTGACGGTGAGTTCGCTGCGGACGAACTTGCCACTGGAGAAACCTACAAGATTGCCGGCTTCAACTCGGGTGATCTTCGCCTCGAGGGCGTCAAGAGTTCTTGGAGTGCCCGTCGCTTTCTCTCCGCCCCATTGTTCGCCGTAGGCGACAAGGTGCGGGCAGTCAGGACGAGTTACAGCAACGCCTACATCGCTGGCAACACGTACATCGTGAAGAGCGCTGGTGACAATCACATCTCGACAGAGCGAGACGAGCACGGTTCGCGCACGAACGGTTGGGGTGCTGACAACTTCGAACCAGCCTACACCTCCTGCGCCGCAGCCGAAGTCGACAACCTGGCCGACGAGTACGGCTCGCCGAAACCGACTAAGTCGGAGTTCAAGGTTGGTGATAGGGTGCGGTACAACGGCAAGAGCAAGGAATACCACATGCCTAAACACATTGGCACCGTAGGCACGGTTGCGCGTAGCGAGGGTTCGGGACTGACTACCACGGTCGATTGGGACGTGGTTGGCCCGGCGCGTACTGTGTACACAGAAAACATCGAGCTCGCCCCGCTTGCCGCAACCCTCCGCATCGAAGCCGGTCGCTACTACAAGACGCGCGACGGTCGGAAGGTCGGGCCGGCTAGCAGGTTTGATTTCGGCGACGGCTATCCGTTCGAGGTTGGGGACTCATATTGGGTCAGCGAATCGGGCAAGGCGCAGACCGGCAGCGCTGGACCAGACCTAATCGCCGAATGGTCCGACGAGGTTGCCGTATCGTCCGTAGCCGACAGCGTAAGCAAACCGTCCATTGTTTGCCTGATCGAGAACGGCCAGCCCAAGCCATCGACGCTGCCGTTTGTGCACGCCGATAAGGATCTTGCCGCCACCGAGGCCGCGCGTCTCGCAGGCAAGCATCCCGGCCAAGAGTTTGGCGTGTACGAGCTTGTGACCACCCGCAGGGAGGCCAAGGTCTATCCATTCACTTGGCAGAACAAGGCCACGCAAGGCCTAAAGATCGACGCCATCAAGGAAGTCCGCGCCATCACTGGCCTCGGCCTCAAGGCAGCAAAGGACGCCGTTGAGTCCTGGCTCGCCAGCGAAGCAGCCTAACTACCCGCAACCCAGCACCGCAACCACCCACACTGCCGCGCGCCTGCGCGGCAGTAAGGAGGATTATTGTGAACGTCTTCACGAAGCTCGCCAACAATGAGATCGCCGAAGCTGCCAATCTTGGATCGCCATCCAAGGACGAGGCAGTCTTGCTACGGCGAAAGGACATCCTCTCGCGCTCCACCAACGGTAAGGGGTTTCGCACGCCGGCCAAGGATCCGAAGGTCGCGAAGGATGGCACCACACGCGGCCAGCGCAAGCGTGCGGCACGTGCAGTAGCAGACGCCAAGGTCTCAGAAGCCCGCTCACCCGAATTCCTGCACAGCGCGGCGCGTCGCCGCTTGGAGGCATGATGTCACAAGCCGTCACAGAGACAACGGTCACAGAGACAGTCGCAGTCGAGACCAGGCAGGTCCGCCGTGCTCGCGAGCGCCACGAGGCCAAAGTTGCCGCATCTATTGCGGCAGGCCGAGCATACCCGGAAGCCAAGCACAGACCAGTGCAGGCAACCGGCAAATCCTACTCGAACGGGAGGAATGCATAATGGAAGATCTGATCGCCGATGACGAAGAAGACTACTCGCCCACGCCTCTTGCAAATGCCGTGACGGCAGCCCTGTGCGCCCTCGTAATCGGTCTAGCGCTCTACGGCGGCGCGATGATCCTGGCGGGAGCCACAGGCATCTGCGGCGGATGACGGCGCCAGATCAAGGGCCGTATCTCTTCTGGGGATCCGTCCTGTTTATCGCAGCCCTTCTTCTAACTGGACACCCAATCTAATGGCCTTGAGCCTTGCTGAAATGAAAACCGAGAAGTCGGCACCATTGCCGATTGCTATCCTGTACGGCGTTCCGAAGGTCGGCAAAACGACGCTGGCGTTGGAATTCCCAAGCCCCGTCTACATCAACACGCCAGGCGAAAGCCCTCCCAACGATCTTGAAGTCACGACGCCCGGAGTGATCGAAACCTTTGAGCAGCTGCTCGACTTCATAGGTGAGCTCATCATCGAGGAGCACCCTTACAAAACGCTGGTCATCGACAGCCTCGACGGCATCGAGCCGCTGGTATGGGCGCAGGTATGCGCACAGAACGGCTGGGGCACGCTCGAGGACCCGGGCTACGGCAAGGGATACATCGCGGCGGACGATGTGTGGCGAGAGTACATGCGAGCCATCGAGGCCTTGGCTGCGACTGGCGTCTGGGTGGTGCAGATTGCCCACACGGAAATCACCAGGTTCGACAGCCCGACCAGCGAGCCGTACTCGCGATACGGCATCAAGCTGCACAAGCGCGCGTCCGCGTTGGTGCAGGAGGCGAGCTCTTTGATTGGCTTTATCAATTATCGGGCCACGATCAAGGAAAAGGACGTGGGCTTCAATAAAAAGGTCGGCCGCGCTGAGGGCTCCGGCGAGCGCCAGATCCAACTTGAGGAGCGTCCAGGCTTCATCGCGGGCAATCGCTTCGGCGCGCCTCCATCCATTGTCTACAAGAAGGGCGAGGGGTGGAACGCGTTAGCCAAGTATGCGGCGGTGCAGTGAAGGCCGACAACGACAACAAACTGCCGGAAAGCCGCTCCGCCGCAAAGATAGCTGGCTCCGCACGATACTTTACGGGGAAGCTGTGCAGGAACGGACACTTGACGGAAAGGCGCACGAGCGACGGGAAGTGCGTCGACTGCGCCAAGCTACAAGCTGAGAAGCTTAAAGAGCGACATCCCGACTATCACAAACAATGGGCAACCAAAAACAAAGAATCCATCCGGCAGGCAACCAGATCGTGGCAAGCCAGAAACCCTTTGAAGACGAGGGCAAACATACACAACTACAAAGCAAAGCGAAGGCAAAATGGCGGGAGACATTCATCGCGGGATCTACTGAATATAATCAGTAGCCAAAATTACAGATGCGCTGAATGTGGTGCCAAAATTCTACACTCGAAAGACAGGCACCTTGACCACATCAAGCCAGTTTCTCGAGGCGGCACCAACGACAAGGGTAATCTGCAGTTCTTGTGCATCGGGTGCAATCTGAGCAAGGGGGCCAAAGACCCTATAGAATTCGCCAGATCCAAAGGGCGACTACTCTAACCACATGACCAAAAACAAGGATAACTGAAACATGGCAGTACTTGGCAAGAAATTCAACGCGCAGGAACACGACACGGACAACCAGGCCGGAGACTTCGAAGATCTCCCGGCCGGTATCCTCCGGTTCGAAATCGAAGCTTCCGATGTCGTTGAGACGGGACCGGAGAATGCCCGCACCGGCAACGGCATGAAGTACACGGCGAATGTGCTGGCGCCGGCGGAAATTGAAGGCCGGAAGTTCTTCGGCTTCATCAACCTCGAAAACGACAACGCTCAGGCGCAGGAGATCGGCCAGAAGGAATTCGCATGCCTGTGCCGCGCCATCGGCGTGTCCGAAGTAGAGGACACAGAGGAGCTCCACCTCAAGTCCTACACGGTTAAGCTCGGCATGGGTAAGCCCAGCAAGAAGAAGGACGCGAACGGCGTGCCGCTTTACCCGGCGCGCATGGAGGTGAAGAAGTACTTCTTCCCCGACGAGGGCAATGTGCCGGATCCGGAGATTGATGCCGTGCAGCCCGCCAAGGCCGCGCCTGTCGCGAACGACAACAAGCGACCGGCGGCAAACAACAATCGTCCGGCACCGGCAGCCGCCAACCAGGCTGCGGCCAGCAGCGGCAAGGCAAGGCCGTGGGGCGGGAAGAAATGAGCGGAGCCGTGGCCATAGGCGCACCGCAGCTAATCTATCTGGCACTCACCGTGCTTGGGCTGGGTTACGTCATCGCAAAGCACGGCGAGCGTCGCCCGCCGTACAGCATGTGGGCATCGTTCATTTCACTGGCGATCGTCTACCCGCTGCTCTGGTGGGGCGGTTTCTTCACCCATTGAACTAACGGCGGGCTTCGGCCCGCCAACTTCCCAATCCGAGGAGAATACCAGCGTGAAAATCACCATTCCGCGCAGCGATCTCGCGCGCCTACTTGCCAGCACAATTAAGGTGGTCGAATCCAATACGCGCATCCCGATCTTGTCGACTGTCCTCCTGGTCGCGGACGGCGGCATCGTCACGGCGACGGCCACGGATATGGATATTGAAATCCAGTCAAGCGTCATCGCTGAAGCCGACGAAGACGGCGCATTCTGTGTCTCGGCAAGACTGCTGGACGACATCGTCAAGAAGCTGCCGGCCGACCCGAACGTCACGCTGGCCGAAAGCGACGGCGCGCTTACCGTCAAGTCCGGCCGCTACACCTCTCGCCTGCAAACCCTGCCAGATAGCGACTTCCCGTCATTCTCTGCAGACGGATTCACTGCGCATTTTGACGTGGATCTGGCGGCCGCCGTAGCTCCGGTCAAATTCGCCATCTCGACCGAGGAGACGCGCTATTACCTCAATGGCGTTTATCTGCATGCAACTCCGGATGGCTTGGTTGCCGTAGCAACGGATGGTCACCGTCTCGGCAAGCACGTGGTCGCATCAGTTGGCGAGATTCCGGCTGTCATCATGCCGCGGAAGTTCGTCGGCCTGCTGCCGGCTGGGACTGTTTCGGTTTCGTTGAGCGACACGAAGGTGCGCATCACGTCCGGTGAAACTGTCATCACCTCAAAGCTGATCGACGGCACCTTCCCGGACTATCAGCGCGTCATTCCGACCGGCAATGACAAGATTGTGGTGTTCGACACAGCCACGATGGCTGAGGCCGCCGATCGCGTGTCCATCGTGTCGTCTGAGCGCGGTCGCGCGGTGAAGCTCAGCTTCGATGACGATCAGGTGACGCTTGCCGTCAACAATCCAGATAGCGGCAGCGCAACGGAAGAAATCGTCGCAGCTTACGAAGGCGAGCCGATCGAGATTGGCTTCAACAGCGCATACCTGGCCGAACTGGTCGGGCGGTTTCCTGCCGGCGATATCCGATTGGCCCTCGCTGATGCCGGAAGCCCTGCGGTGTTTACGTCGGACAAGACGCCCGAACTGCTTTGCGTGCTCATGCCGATGCGGGTGTAGCCATGGATGGCGACCTCTGGCGTCCGTCAAGCGAGAAGGCCACGTCGGCCTTCTCGAGCAAGTGGTGCGTTCACTGCCTTGAGTTGGCAGATGCTGAGCCATGGGAGGATGAGTTCGGAGAGGAGCAGGCTGGCTCGTGCGTCATTATGAACATGGCCGTCTGGGGTGAGAAGCCACACCAACTCAAGATCCGCAATGGCGAGCCTATTTGCACTGCGTTCCGCGAAGACGCCTCGTTTCCAGTGCGCTGCCCGAACACTTTGGAGTTGTTTCCCTAATGGCACCACTTCCAAAGCCAACGGCGTCGACCGTGCGCGCGATCTATGCCGCGTACGAGGCCGCTAACGAGCATTTCGATTCCTTGGGCATCAGCGTGGGCGAGATCGGCGGCGAGTGTGACCGTGCGCTCTACTACGCCCTGCGTTGGGCATCGCGGCCAGAGGAGATCATAGGCCGTAAGTTGTCGATCTTCCGTACGGGTGATCGGTGGGAAGATGTTCTTGTCAACGATCTAGAGCGCATCGGTGTCGACGTGTACGGCCAGCAGGATCGCATCCGCCTGGTCGGCGGTCACGTGCGCGGAAAGATCGACGGCAAGGCCATAGGCATACCGGAGGCTCCCAAGACAGAGCACCTGTGCGAGTTCAAGTCGTCAAACGACAAGGGCTTTAAGGAGATCGTCAAGCTCAAGTGCAAGGCGGCCAAGCCGCTCCACTATGCCCAGTGCCAGATCGGCATGCACTTCATGGGCCTGTCACGGTGCCTGTACCTGGTGGTGAACAAGAACGACGACGAGCGATACGCAGAGCGGATCGAGTACGACGCGGAATACTGCCTACGGCAGTTGGCGCGGTGCGAGCGCATCATCAATGCAGTCGAGCCGCCCGTGCGCATCTGTGAAAACACCGCCATGCCGCCGTGCCTGTTCTGCAAGCACAAGTCGGTTTGCCACGAGGAAGCATTCCCGCGCGTGTCGTGCCGCAGTTGTCTTTACAGCACGCCTGAGATGGGCGGGGACGCTCACTGGTCGTGCTCGCGATGGTCCAAGCCTTTGTCAGTCGACGAGCAGAAGGCTGCATGCCCTGCGCACCTGCATCTGCCGGCCTTGGTACCTGGCGATGTGATTGAGACCAACGAGGATGCCGAGACTGTCACATACAGACTCGGCAACGGGAAGATTTGGATTGATGGAGGCCAACATGACGAAGCGGCTTAACGAAGAAATAGACAGCCGCCTTACCGCGCTGGCTGATGCCAAGATAGCTCTGGCAAACGTTGCGGCCCGCGTTCAGTCATCCTGCAAGCATGAGATCGTGGCAGAGACCGGATACCAGAGCAGCGGCTTTAACGCGCGCCGCATATGCCTGCATTGCAGATTAGAAGAAGAAGGTTCGCATTGGAGCGGAGGCGGCACTTGGTCATACGTAGACCACAGCCGAAAGCCGACGCTTGGTAACGACGAAGATCGCATCATTACCAACGTCGACCGCGATGCCTTCTATAAGCTTCGCCTCCCCGTGCAGGTGCCGGCATGACCTCCCGTCCGAAGGAATTCGACGCCAGAGTGATGGCGTACACGCCCGGCCTGCACAAGCTCGCCAAGCGCTACAGGCATCGGCTTGAGGATCAATCCGATCTCGTGACGGACACGATCATCTATGCCCTCGGCGCTTGGCAGACATTCCGCGAGGATGGCGGCATGTGGAGTTGGCTCTCGTTCTGTATGCGCGGCGTAGTCAGCAACCAAGCCAAGAAGGCGGCCGCTCGCAAGGGAATGCGCTTTGTAGCCCTCACCACGGGCGCTGAGGCGCTTTTGTACAGCGAGCCATCGCAAGAGCACCACGCCGAGCTCGTCGATGCTATGGCACGCCTGCGTCGGATTAAAGGTGGAACCATCGTCCTGCGGCGCGCGCTAGGCCACAAGCTTCGCGAGATCGCCGACCGCAAGGGCATCAGCACAACCCGAGTCGAACAGATCGAATCCGCCGCTAGGGCAAAACTGAAGAAGGCGGCCTGATGGGTCTTAGATATTATCAACGCGAAGCGGTCGATGCTGTCTTTGGGTACTGGAACGAGACGCCAGGCAACCCTCTGATCGACATGGCGACCGGCACTGGCAAGAGCATGACGATGGCCACCCTGACCCAAGAGATGCTTCTGGGTTGGCCGGACATGCGCGTGATGTGCGTTACGCACGTAGTCGAATTAATTGAGGGCAACTACAAGGAACTGGTCGCCATCTACCCGTTTGCGCCGGCCGGGATATATGCGTCATCGCTAAACCGACGCGACGGCCGCGCGCAAATCCTGTTTGCGCAGTTGCAATCGGTTTGGAACAAGGCCGCGCAGATAGGCCATGTCGACGTGCTCCTCATTGACGAGGTTCACCTCGTGCCCGCGAATGACGACACGATGTATCGCAAGCTCGTCGATGCGTTGATGAAGATCAATCCGGACATGAAGATTTGCGGGTTTACCGCAACTCCCTACCGCCTCGATAGCGGGCGCATCGATGAAGGCGAAGGCAAGCTCTTCGATAGCGTCATCTACACTTACGGCATCCGGCAGGGCATTGACGACGGTTACCTGACGCCGATCACATCCACGCCGACGTCGGTAAGGCAGGACATATCCGGTGTCGGCAAGCTTGGTGGAGAGTTCAAAAAGAGCGCTCTTGCCAAGGCGGTCGATCGCGAGGAGTTGAACCGCCGCATTCTTGAGGAGGTTCTCGACGTTGAGGGGCACAGAAGGAAGGCCCTCTTCTTTTGCGCCGGAGTTGAGCACGCGACGAACATGCGGGATCTCGTCAGGGAAGCTGGCCGCACCTGCGAGGTAATCCATGGCGGCACACACTCGACCGAGCGCAGGCAGATCATTGAGGCATACAAGCGCGGCGAGATCTGGGGCGTCACGAACGATAACGTGATGTCGACCGGCACAAACGTGCCGGGCATCGATCTGATCGTCGACGAGGCCGCAACCGCGGCGGCGTCGCGCTATGTGCAGAGGGTTGGGCGCGGGACGAGGGTAATCTATCCGCCAGGATTCAATCCCGATGCGGTGGACGCGTTGGCGCGCCGTGCTGCCATAGCCGGATACATCAAGCCGAACTGCCGGTACATGGATTTTGCCGGCAACCTGAACCGCCACGGCCCGGTCGACATGATTGAGCCGAAGGTGCCAGGCAAGGGCGATGGCGAGGCGCCTATCAAGGTTTGCCCGCAGGAGGAAGGCGGGTGCGGTGAGCAACTGCATGCCTCGGTTCGATGCTGCTGGAAGTGCGGCCACGAGTTCCCGGAGCCTCGGTCAAAGCTACTCGAGCAAGCCAGTGAATCGCCAATCCTCTCTAAAGACGAGGCCAAATGGCGATCGGTAACAACCAGGACGTTCCGCTACCACGAGGCCAAAGAAGGCAAGATAGACAGCGTCAAGGTCACTTATCTTTGCGGCGGGACGGCGATCAATGAGTGGGTATGCCCCGGGCATACGGGTCGCGCCAAAACGAAGGCAGATCGCTACTGGGTAGATCACGGCGGCCAGAGACCGTTTCCCAAGTCGCCGCTGGATTGGCTCAAGCGCCAGAGCGAATTGCTAGAAACGGAAGAGATCAGCATCGAGCCTAACGGAAGATTTTGGAACGTTGTTGGGTTTCGTGCCGGCACCGATCGACAGGCTGCCGTCAACCACAATTACGAGCAGCCCGCGAATGATAACGAGCTATCGCCCGGCATGCGCGAAATGATGGACGACGACATCCCGTTCTGAGGAGACAGACATGAAGACCCCAACCGAAGTGATTACGGCTGAGTTGCGCGGATGCGTCAACGGCTACGTGGGTGCGCCGGCGCTGGCGGTACAACTCGTTAGCGCTCTCAGGGCGGCCGGATACATCATCGTACGCGATGACGCCATTCGCCTGGCTCAAGCGCATACCGCAGGAGAGATGCGAGAGAAGGCACGGCGTCTGTACGGACGCTAATACAACGAGGAGAGCGATTATGCGCTGTGCACGGTACGTCATCAACTACAAGCGCGAGACGCGCGAATTCATCTACGGTTACGAGATCGAGCTTCTAGAGGGGAACCTTGTCACCGAGGAAGTCTACACGTCTCACATGTTCGACATCACAGAATTTCGCGTCGACTGGCGGCGCAAGTTCTCCACTTACGACATTTACGAATCCTACGATGCGGCAGAGGAGGCTGCACGGAAGGCGGTAAGCAGCAGCAAGGCGAAATGGGAAGCCATCGGCAAACTATTCGAAGGAGAGACAGCATGACCCTACTGAACACAGCCGCCACGATCGGACACAACCAGCCGCCCGTCGATCCAGTCGACGAGGCGCTGGCCAACGTTCAGGATCTTTACGACGAGGCCAAGAACTTCGCAGACGGCGAGCCGATCGATAGCGAAGCCATGCACGACACCGTGACCGCGTTGAGAGACGCGATCCACGAGGCCGGCAAGGTGGCAGACGCATTGCGCGTTGAGGCCAAGAAGCCGTTGGACGATCAGATCGATGCTATCCAAACTCGGTTTAATCCATTCATTCAGCCGAAGAAAGGCAAGGTCGACAAGGCCAAGGCTTCGCTTGGTGAGTTGCTTGCCGCATGGCGCAAGCGGGTAGCTGACGAGAAGGCGGCAATCGCGGCCGCAGCTAAGGCAGAGGCCGACCGTAAGGCTGCCGAGGCGCAGGCGGCTATCCGCGCAAGCGCCGGCAACCCGGCCGCCCGCGAGGAAGCGGAGGCGCTACTCGACGAGGCCAAGCAGGCCGAAAAGCAGGCCAAGCGCGACGACAAGGCGGCAACTAGCGGACTTGGCTTGCGCACCGTGTGGCGGGCCGAGTTGTTGGACATGGAGAAGGCGCTGGATTGGGGATTTGGCCGCGCGCCGGAGCAGTTCATGGCGATTGTGCAGACGATGGCCGAAGGCGTAGTGCGTAGCGGTATGCGGTCTGTGCCGGGGTTTAAGGTTTGGGAAGAGAGGGTGGTTTGAAGTTGGAGACAAGGACCGAAACGTCATTCGCACCTCCGACTTGGACGCCACCGCCTGTTAGGTTGCGAGACGATCAGATGCTTTGCCCCAAGTGCGGACAGACAACCACAATCGACAGCATCGACGTCGGCGCCGACCCACACGTAGATGGCAACTACAAATGCCTGTGCGGGTCGAGAAATACCTTGCCGGCGGTTGCATGAACGTCGCTACCTACGAAGTTTGGTTTGTTGATTATGAATGATGCATACACCGACTTCCTTGTTCGCAAGGCGATTATCGATCCGCCGACCGGGCTAACCAGCATCCCCGCGTTGCCCGACGTTCTATTTCCATTCCAGCGCGACATCGTGACCTGGGCACTGAAGCGCGGCCGCGCAGCACTATTCGCCGGCACCGGATTGGGCAAGAGCCTTATGGAGCTCGCATGGGCACAAGCCGTCAACCATGCAACTGGCAAAGACGTGCTGCATCTTGCTCCGCTCGCGGTGTCAAATCAGATGNTGGGCACAAGCCGTCAACCATGCAACTGGCAAAGACGTGCTGCATCTTGCTCCGCTCGCGGTGTCAAATCAGATGGCGCGAGAGGCTGACAAGTTCGGCATTGCGGCCCGGGTGGTGCGATCGCAGGAAGATTGCTCCTCCGGCACGAACATCACCAACTACCAGAAGTTAGAACACTTCGACCTTGACCAGTTCGGCGGCGTCATTCTTGACGAAAGCTCAATCCTCAAGTCGACGACTGGCCACTACAGAAACACGCTGATCGATGCCTGCAAGGATATCCCTTACCGGCTCGCTGCCACGGCCACGCCTGCGCCTAACGACTTTATGGAGCTCGGCAACCATGCCGAATTCCTTGGCATCATGTCCTACACGGATATGCTCGCCACGTTCTTTGCCCATGACAATGGCGACACGCAAAAATGGCGACTGAAGGGCCACGCTGAGAACGATTTTTGGAAGTGGATGGCGTCGTGGTCTGTCATGATGCGCAAGCCTTCAGACATCGGCTATGAGGACGGGGCCTACACGCTTCCGCCGCTAGAGCAGATCCATCATGTGGTGCGGTCGCAAGGATCGCATGACGGTCTGTTTCGGACGGAGGCCACAACTCTACAGCAGCGCATTGCGGCACGCAGGGATACCGTTGCCGATCGTGTGGCCCATGCCGCATCCATCACGCCAGATGATCGGCCGTTCGTATGGTGGTGCAATCTCAACGCCGAGAGCGAGGCGCTCACCAAGGCCATCCCGGGCGCCGTCGAAGTCCGCGGGTCCGACAAGGAAGATGACAAGGAGCGAAAGCTAATCGACTTTTCGGAGGGCCGCATTCGCGTTCTGGTGACCAAGGCGTCGATCTGCGGATACGGCATGAACTGGCAGCATTGCGCCGACACGGGCTTCGTCGGTCTCAATGACAGCTTCGAACAGGTCTATCAGGCTGTCCGCCGCTTCTGGCGCTTCGGTCAAACCAAGCCAGTCAACGCGCACTTCATCGCAGCCGACACGGAAGGCGCAGTCGTCGCTAACCTAAAGCGCAAGGAACAGGATGCTGACCGCATGGCGGCAGCCATGGTTCTGCACACGGCAGATATCTCGACGCGGAATGTTCGCGGGCAAGTCCGCGACAAGCCGAACTATAACCCGCAACAACCGATGAAAATTCCATCTTGGCTTGGAGTAGCAGCATGATTTCTGCAAAAGCCATGCGGGACGTCTTAAACTACGACCCATCATCCGGTGTCTTTACATGGAAGGTGAAGATAAGCAAAAAGGTAGTTGTTGGCCGTCGCGCTGGAGCAATTAATAGCGACGGATACCGGCAAATTTCCATTTTTGGACGGCGGTATTATGCACATCGATTGGCTTGGCTTTATGTGACTGGCGAATGGCCGCCAGTGCTCATCGACCACGAAAACCTCAATCGTGACGACAACCGATGGGCAAATCTAAGAAGCGCCACGAAATCTCAAAACGCCGCCAACACTAACAAGTCATCCAGCAACGCTACCGGCTTCAAGGGAGTTAGTTGGCATGATGGCGCCGGAAAATACCAAGCACACATCTGCGTCAATGGTCGAGGAGTTTACCTTGGCGTCTTCGACGCAATCCAATCAGCGCACGAGGCCTACGAGCGCGCGGCTAACGATCAATTCAAAAACTTTGCGAGGGCATAATGAGCAACATTTCAATCGTTAACTGCGTCAATCAGGTGGTCACCGAAAAATACGCCATCTACGAGGGTGACAGCTGCGAACTTATCCGTCAGGTCCCGGCAGATAGTATTGACTTCGGCATCCACTCGCCGCCGTTCGAGGGCCTCTATAAGTTTTCAAATTTTGACCGGGATATATCGAACAACGAAGGCGAGAGCTTTTGGGTTCACTATCAGTTCCTCATTTCTGAACTGTTGCGAGTTACCAAGCCAGGTCGACTGCACTCCGTGCACGTCATGCAATTGCCGACCAGCAAGATACGGCATGGCCACATCGGCATGCGAGATTTCCGCGGCGAGGTAATCCGCGCCTACGAGGACGCCGGCTGGATTTTCCATAGCGAGGTATGCATCTGGAAAGATCCCGTGATTGCGCAGCAGCGCACCAAGTCGATCCGCCTCCTGCACAAGCAAATCGAGAAAGACAGCACAATCAGCGGGCAGGGGCTTGCCGACTTCATCGTCTCGTTCCGGAAGCCTGGCGACAACGATAGCCCCGTTGATGGTCCGTTTGAGGATTGGGTTGGCTCGGCCGAAGAAGATGGCGGAATAGACATTAGCCGCGAGGCATACGAGCGCGACATCGCATCGCGAAAGGCGAAGCATGATGATCCCGCCAATTATAAGCCGTGGCCATACGACAAGTGGAAATCCATCCTCGTCTGGCAGCGCTACGCCTCTCCTGTTTGGATGGACATCAGGCAGACGCGCACGCTGCAGTATCGATCGGCGCGCGAAGAGCAGGACGAGCAGCACATTTCGCCGTTGCAACTCGACGTCATCGAACGATGCATAGACCTGTGGAGCGCGGAAGGCGACGTCGTTCTGACGCCGTTCCTCGGCATCGGAAGCGAGGTTTATTCGGCAGTCGAGATGGGGCGGCGCGGCATCGGCTTTGAGCTCAAGCCGTCCTACTTCCGGCAGGCCGCAAAGAACATTGCAGCGCTTGGCACAAAGGAACAGCCGGCCGCTGGTCTGTTCGACTTCGCAGCCAATGACAACCAACCAGCAAAGGCCGCAGCATGAGCCAACACGACCCATCAACCTGCCATGTGTGCAGGCGTCACGCGATCGGCGTTGGCCTAGAGCCTACCCGCAAGGGCGAGCCGGCGCGGTATCTCTGCGCGCAATGCCTGGACATCCTAGAGCACATTGCAGCAACCAAACGTTTCGACACCTACGAGCTCAAGGCGCTCGACGGAGCGGTGGATGCGGTGGGCGACTACATCTCGTCCATCGATGGCAAGACAGAGCTGGCCGACTACGACGAGGTCGAGCAACGCATGCTTTGCAAGGCTGCGGTGCAAGGCTTCGGGGATCGGCTGCGCCACATCATCAAAACGGATGTGCCATTTTGAAAAGAGCAATGAAGGTTTTGGTTGCGTGCGAGTTCTCCGGAACCGTGCGCAACGCTTTTCTGGCCCGCGGCCATGATGCTTGGTCCTGCGATCTGCTTCCGAGCGAAAGCGGTAGCAATCGCCACATCCAAGGTGATGCGCGCGAATATCTGAATGACGGTTGGGATTTGCTCATGGTCGCGCACCCGCCGTGCACCCGGCTTTGCAACAGCGGAGTGCGGTGGCTGTCTACCCCTCCACCAGGTAAGACCAAAGACCAGATGTGGGCGGAACTCGACGAGGGCGCCGCCCTCTTTTCTGCTTTCTGGAATGCGCCGATTGAGCGGATCGCGATCGAAAATCCTGTGATGCATAAGCATGCCAAGGAACGGATCGCAAACTATCGCGAATTCGCGCAGAGCATTCAGCCTTGGCAGTTTGGGCATCCTGAGACCAAGCGCACATGCCTTTGGCTGAAAAACTTGCCGAAGCTTGCCGAGACTAATGTTGTCGGCGGCAGACAGGCAAGAGTGCATCGTATGTCGCCCGGTCCTGACCGATGGCGCGAACGGTCACGCTTTTTCCCTGGCATTGCAGACGCCATGGCTGACCAGTGGCCGCGCTCATTCTTTGGCGGCCTACCACAATATGCAAATGACAATAAGGAGCCAACCCTTGCGGCCGCTTGACCACGCATTAGCCTACCTGGCCACCGGATGGCCTCTTTTCCCTTGCCGTGCGTCTGAGACCATCGACGATCGCACAGGCGAGATCCTCGCACCCAAGACGCCATTGACGTCCAATGGCCTGCGCGCCGCCACCAAGAACGAGCGCATCGTGCGCGAATGGTGGAGCCGGACGCCAGACGCCATGATCGGCATCCCCACCGGCAAGGCTACCGGCGTCTGGGTGCTCGATCTTGATCGGAAGCCCGGCATCGGTGATGGCCATGATTGGCTCGAAGATATGGAGGCTGAGTACGGCCAGTTGCCGCATACGGGACGTGCCACAACCATGGGCGGCGGCACACACCTATTCTTCCGGCATGTGGACGGCATCCGCAATCGCGGCGGCCTCGGCGTCGCCGTCGACGTGCGTGGCGATGGCGGATACGTTATCGCACCTGGTAGCGTGGCCGGCGACGGTCGCAGCTACGAATGGATTGAAGGTTGTGGGCCGGAGCACATTGCGGACGCACCGCAATGGCTACTGGACCTTGTGACGCCACCGCCTGTGCGCGAACACAGCCCATCCGACTACACCTACCAGCCCGGCAAGAATGCGGTGTACGTCGAGCATGCTTTCGAGGCCGAACTTCGCAATCTTGCCACCACGCCGCAGGGCGGACGAGGCTATCAGCTAAACGCCAGCGCGTTCAGTGTCGGCCAGTTGGTCGGCGCGGGCGCGCTATCACGAGCCGATGCTGAGGCCGAACTGTACAACGCGGCTGTGGCTTGTGGCGTTGCCGGCAAGGATGGCGAGCGCGAGACAAGAGCCAAGATCAAGCGCGGGCTGGACGCTGGCGAGCGTCAACCGCGGCAGATACCGGAGCCGGATCACGCGAACGACAACACCAGGCTAGTCGACGTCAAGCGCATGATCGCCAATGGCCTGGCCAAGGGTAAGAAGCCTAAGGATCTAGCCGACAAGCCAGACGTTGAAGGCAGCCAAAAGAGCGAACTATCCCGTATCTCAAATGCGGGAAAGTCCGAAGAATCTATACAAACTTCTGACAGCCCGCCCATAGCGGCCACGCCGTACGAGTGGAAAGATCCATCAACCCTACCGCGGCGCGAGTTCGCTTTCGGCAACCACTACATCCGCAAATATGTATCTGTGACCGTGAGCCCGGGCGGCCTGGGTAAAACCAGCAATAGCATTGTCGAGACGCTATCCATGACGTCCGGCAAGATCCTGACTGGCACCAAGCCGGACACCCGGCTGCGCGTCTGGCTGTTTAATGCCGAGGATCCTCGCGACGAGATGGAGCGGCGTATCCAAGCGGCGGCCAAGCACTACAACCTCGGCCCGAAAGACATTAACGGCCACATGTTCCTAGATACAGGGCGAGAGCAGGAATTGGTCGTGGCGATCGATGACAAGCGAGGCGTCAAGATACAGGTGCCCATTGTCGAGGCCGTGGTTGAGCAGATCCAGCGGTTCGGGATCGACGTCATGATCGTGGATCCGTTCGTGTCCACGCACAGCGTCAACGAAAACGACAACGGCGCGATAGATAAGGTGGCCAAGCTGTGGGCGCAGATAGCCGACCACACCAACTGCGCGATAGACGTGGTGCACCATCTCAGGAAGGTGTCCGATAGAGAAGCGACCGTCGAGGATGCTCGAGGTGCCGTGGCGCTTATCGGTGCGGCGAGATCGGTTCGCGTGCTCAATCGGATGTCTGATGAGCAAGCCAAAGAGGCCGGGATAGAGCAGAGTGAGCGGTTCAGCTACTTCTACATCACACAGGGCAAGGCCAACCTAACGAAAATGAACCACCGTGCAGACTGGCGTAAGTTGGAATCGGTTGCCCTTGGCAACGGTAGCGGCCTGAAGCGACCGCAGGACCATGCCGGCGTCGTTACCGAATGGAAGTGGCCATCGGCAGAAGACGTGGCCAACGGGCTTACCGCAGAGCAGGTAGAGAATATCAGGTCTACTCTGGCGGGAGCGGCGTACAAGGAGGCTGCACAGGGCCGTCCGTGGGCCGGAGAGGCTGTTGCCTATGTGCTCGGGGCGGACGTGTCTGACAAGGACGAGAAGCGCCGCATCGCGTCTCTGTTGAAGGCGCTAATCAAGGAAGGAATCTTGGCTGTTGTCGAGGAGCGAGATCCGGTCAGTAGGACCCTGGCGAAGTTCGTTCGCGCCGCCTAATTACAACCCGGCGACTATGGCTTTTGCAACCATAGGTAACGCTAAGTTCTCCGCTAAGTTCTCGCTTTTTGCTAAGTTCTGAAGAAGAGAGAAGTTGCAAGTTTATACCCCTTAGTATGAACTTGCACTACTTCTTCGCACTAAAATTTGCAGAGTGAGAAGTCTGCGCTTGTTCAAGTTTGAACAATCATCAAAATACAACCTGTGAGGCAAGCATGACCACGAAAACCACCACTCAAACGGTACGCATCCGCGGCAAGCGCGTCAGGCTCGTTACCCGCAATGGGAAGGTCACGATCAAGTCTGCTCCGGTTCTGGAAATCGACCTTCAGGCGGCAGCTGTTCGACGCCTGAAGGCGATGCCTGAGTTTGTCTCCGGCGCTGATGACGTTCGGCCTGGCATGTTTACGCTGGCGGCCGACCAGAACGGATCAGGCGTTCGCGGTTTCAATACGGCGGCCAAGCTCAAGGCGGCCGGAATGGCGGCGGGCGAGCCGGATCTTCGACTGTACATCTTTGGGGGTCGACTGGCATCCCTAGAGTTCAAGGGTGAGCGTGGCAAGCTTGAGGCCAGCCAGGAACTTCGGTTCCCGCTACTCCGCGCCCTTGGGTTTACCGTAGAGGTGGTCGATGCCAAGGATGAAGACGAGGCTGCCGACAAGGCAGAAGCCACGGTACGCGGTTGGCTTGCGGCGAATGACAACGAGGCACCAAAGGAAAGTTACAGAGCGGCAAGATAGGCGATCTATTTTTCCACGGATTTGCCTATCTATAGGGAAACACATACGGCAATGAGGACGGCAATGGTCAATCACAAAACTGCAAAGCGCTCACGTCACAGCACAATGGCCGAACAACTTACGGCGCTGCTGGCATATCGCAATCGCCCCGAGGGAGATCCCGCGCCAACGCAGACAAATTGGAGCGCGACGCCAGCCAACGACAATAGCCCAGATGACATTGCTGACTTGCGGGCCGAGCGTTTGCGTGAAATCACGCCTTCTATCGATGCGATCATGCGGTCTGTGGCTATGGGCGATATCGAGCGCAACGATCGCGGCCAGATCGTTCGCATCGGCAGCTTGCGCTTCAGCGACGGCACGCAAACCGAGAGGGCTTACGCGATCGGCCCTGATGGCAAGATTGTGCGCTATGACGCCAGAATGTCAACGGGAGCCATGATGGACACCCGAGAGAAGGCCAAAGTTGAGGCGGGCGGCGGCGACAACCCACAAGAGGCGATCGAAAGCGATCGATACTTTTCTGCGATGTTCGGTGTGAAGCTGTCAGCTCGAGTAAGTGCCGGGCGCAATAAGCGCACGGGAAAATCGTATACTCCTGATGAAGCACAAGCCATGCTCGACGTTGCCTGGGCCAACACAGATCCCGCCAAGGTGACGTACACCCGCTTTCCTGTCGGTCTGCCTCGTGCGGGTGCTCGCATTGCAGATAGTTTTCTTGGGATGCGCAAGACTGGCGGCGGATCCGGTGGGTCTATGGCTTGGAGCGATATTTCAACAGCCTTGGTTGAGCGAGAGACTTGGGCGGCAACCGTGGCCTACCTCTCTGAGAGGGATGTGGCTGTACTTGACGCTGCAATGGAGGCCGGCAGCATGGCTGACGTCGGATGCGCAGCAGGACAAACGCGGCAGTACGCAGACAAGCGCAGCGGTGGGAGCCGCGCACTGAAGGCCGCAAACGACAACTTGGCAAGCGCGATTAAGTTGACGGCTTAGGTAGGGAAACCAACCAGTTCGCAACCCTATAAAGGTGAAGGGGTCGTTAGTCGACCCCACACCATTCCGCTATGCGGACGCTCGGTTATGTGGCGGGACTGCTGCTTGCAGCAAGGCGCCACCGCTGAACCGGGCGTAACTATCGGCAGCCAAAGGCGCATCCATGGTGGTGCGCACTGCCGTATTCCATCGCCCGTTGCGCGTCTCCTCCCGCTGCACCGTGGCGTTTCGCTGCCGGTTGAGCTTTTACACAAAGGCTCCCGGCAGCGCTCAATTTGCGAAGTGAGCGTCCAGTAATCGCGGATCAGTATGTCGCGGTGAATAACGCCTTTCACATTCGCTTTTCTATACCCGGGCAACGCCCCGATAGGTCGGCACCGGACCATTAGCGTGGTGCAGTTTTATAGCGGGCTAGCTCAATCAGGTAGAGCGTCGGCCTCATAAGCCGAGGGTTTCGGGTTCAAATCCCGAGTTCCGCAACCACCTGACCAATGATCAGAACTAGGAGGAAACATCATGACAGCCATGCGCGCCAAGGTGAAGATCACCAACATCGCCGCCTACCCGACCGTAGGCACGCCTACACAAGAGGCGCTCACCTTCAATTTTCCGTCCAAGGACGGCGCATACCCGGCAGACGGTAGCGACGAGGATCAGCAGTTCGCCAAGTTCAGCCCTTGCGGCGCGCTTTCGCTGACTGTCCTCAACCCGGCACTGATCGGCAAGTTCGCAATCGGCGACAAGTTCTACCTGGACTTTACGCCGACCGCCTAAACCAATCTGGAGGAAATGAAGTGAACTTTGGCGAAGCGATCGAAGCGATCAAGGCGGGAATGCCTGTATGTCGCTCTGGCTGGAATGGCAAAGGCATGTTCTTGGTCTACGTCCCCGGCACCCCGCAAGTCGCATCCAAAGCCGGCTCGCCGTACCGTGCTACCGGCATCACCAAAGCCGACATAGGCCCGCACATCGATATGTTCACGGCTTCCGGCTGCTTTCAGCCGGGCTGGTTGGCGTCACAAGCCGACGTGCTGGCCGACGACTGGCAGATTTTTACCAAGTGACGATCTGGAGGAAGCAGACATGAACGCACAGGCTTTTAGCCCATACATTAGCCAGCCCTTTACGTATCCGCCGACGGAAGAGGTTACCGATGGCATCTTTGACGTTGGTGACATCGTTGTGCTGGTAAGCGGCGGGCCGCCCCTCACGGTGTTGAGCGTATGCGAATGCGGCTCGGTAGAGGTTGCCTGGTTCGATGGCAGCAGCCTGTCTATCCAGACCCTGCCAGAGGAGGCATTGATCCATGCCGAGCCTGATTAAGCGCCTGCTCGATAAGGTGCGCCAGTGGTTCGACGACTGGGTGATGCGCACATGGATCTGGTATCACCTCAACGCCTACGACGTACGGCGTGCAGTACGCGCCTAGTCGGCCATGGCGGCACCTCTACAAGACGGCTCTGTGGCAAAGGCTGAGAGAACATCAGCTTGCCACCGAGCCGCTATGTCGTATGTGCCTGCGCACTGAGGACGTTACGGCTGCCGACGTGGTCGACCACATCACGCCACACAAAGGCGATGTCGAGTTGTTTCACGACCCAAGCAACCTTCAGTCGTTGTGCAAGCATCACCACGACAGCGCCAAGCAGATGATTGAGCACGGCAAGTCAGTCGTGACGTATGACGTCGATGGATACCCCATTGAACTCGGGTGACCATCACGAATATTTCGGAAATCGACCCGAAATCGTCAAAACGCAAGAATATTGCGCATTTTGACCTTGACGAGGCCGACCGATGTGGTATGATGGTGGGTTTGACCCTCGATGGGAGGGGGTGGTCGCGCCTCTGGGGCGATCGGCCTAAGGACCGCGCGCCCTCAAGAGCGTTAGTGCTAATACAGGTTTTTCTACGAGGAGAGTGCCTTGGTCAAGCGCAAAGCGCGAATCGACAGCGCCGCGGAGGCCGTGCGCGTCATGGGCAAGGCGGCGGGCAAGGTTACACCGCCAAAGAATGTGCCTCTCGACGCGGAGGACATGCCATTTTTCTACAACGTTATCGGCGAGTACGCAAGGTCCGAATGGTCAGCGCACCAGCTTGAGATAGCGGCAATGCTTGCCAGGACAATGGCCGACCTTACGCGCGAACAGAAGCTTCTTCGCGATGAAGGCGGCGTCTCCTACTCGGAGAGGGGCACGCCGGTAGCAAACCCGCGAAAAAGCATAGTCCAGATGCATGCAGGTTCCATTTTGTCGTTCCGTCGTTCGCTGTCGCTTCACGCGCGCGCGCAAGCGGGAGAGGCGCGGGATGTTGCGAAGCGACGCGGTGCAACCAAAGAAATCGAGGGAGACAATCCCCTAGAGGACGACTTGCTGGCTCGGCCTGAGTAGCCGCAGACCGAAGGTGCATGGCCAAGAAGAAATCGCTGTCGCGTGGCGAGCGCGTTATCGCGTTCATCGAGCGCTATTGCCTCGTGCCAGAGGGCACACTGCTAGGCAAGCCAGTCAAGCTGCTGGCGTTTCAGCGCAAGTTCATTCTCGACGTCTACGACAATCCGGTTGGCACATCGCGCGCCTATCTGTCGATCGCTCGGAAGAACGGTAAGACCGGGCTTATTGCGTGTCTTTTGCTGGCCCATATCGTTGGGCCGGAGGCATACCAGAACGGCCGCATCGTGTCCGGCGCGCGCTCGCGCAAGCAGGCCGCCGAAGTGTTCAACTACGCCTCCAAAATGATCATGATGTCGCCAGAGCTAAGCAGGCTCGCGCGGATCGTGCCGTCCAGCAAGACGATTGTCGGTCTGGCCAAGAATGTCGAATACCAGGCGAGCTCGGCCGAAGCGAAGAGCGCGCACGGCGGCTCGCCAATCCTGGCCATCTTGGATGAGGTTGGCCAGATCAAAGGACCGACTGACGACTTTGTCGAGGCCATTGAGACTTCGCAGGGCGCCTATGAAGGGCGCGCGATGCTCTTTGCCATCTCGACGCAGGCTGCGACAGACAACGATCTGTTCAGCCGCTGGATTGACGACGCCGCGACATCCAAGGATCCGCGCATTGTCAGCCACATCTATACGGCCGACCCAGATTGCGAGTTGGATGACCGCGAGGCATGGGCTGCGGCCAATCCGGCGCTCGGCGTCTTTAGGTCGATCAAGGACGTTGAGGACTTTTCGCTACTCGCCAGTCGCATGCCGACCAAGGAAGCGAGCTTCCGCTGGCTGTTTCTCAACCAACGGATCGATGCGTCTGCACCATTTGTAACGCCGGCAATCTGGCGAGCATGTGATGCATCTGTTGTGGAGAGTTTCGAGGGGTTGCCTGTCTTTGGCGGCCTTGACCTTTCTGAGGTGTCCGACCTTACCGCCTTGGTGCTTATGGCGCCGAAGGATGGCATCTGGCATGTGAAGCCCACGTTCTGGCTGCCCGGCGATAGCCTGCGCGAAAGGGCGAAGGCTGACCGCGTGCCGTATGACGTGTGGCACAGCCAGGGTGTCCTAGAGGCGCCACCGGGGCCGACCGTCGACTACGAGTTTGTCGCTGCGCATTTGCGCAATCTGTTCGACACCCTTGATGTCCGAAAGATAGCCTTCGATCGGTGGAACTGGCGGCATCTAAAGCCATGGCTTCAGTCGGTCGGATTCACGGAAGAGCAGCTTGATGGTGATGCCGCGGTATTCGAGCCTTTCGGCCAGGGATACTCGTCCATGTCGCCGGCACTGCGCGACCTTGAGAGCATTCTGCTCAACAAGAAGATGGCACACGGCGGGCATCCGGTTCTGACCATGTGCATGATGAATGCGACGGTGCGTCCGGATCCTTCGGGTAACCGGAAGCTCGATAAGCAACGATCTCGAGGCCGCATCGACGGCGCGGTTGCGCTTACGATGGCGACCGCGATGGCGGGAACCTACGAAGACAACGGCGCGGCGTCTTCACCCTGGGATGATCCAGAGTTTAGCCTAGCGGCAGCAGCTTAAATTGGCGGGATAAATGGGAATATTTGACGTATTTTCCCGCCAAAAGGCGGCAAATTCGATTGAAACGCGAGCAAACATCGAGAACCAGAGCGTTCCTGTAAGTTCAGAGAATTTTCTGGCTTTCTTCGGCATCCAGACGGCGAATTTGCCGAACGTGTCGATCGACACCGCGTTGACCGTGCCTGCTGTGTGGGCTGCTGTTGCGTTTATGTCGCGCACGTTGGCGACCTTGCCGATGCATGCCTACAGGAAGACGAAGGACGGGCCGCAGAAGTTAAGCGGTAAGATCGAGACGGTTGTTCACGACGCGCCGAACGACGGCCAGGGCAGTTTCAAGTTCTGGCAGTGGTTCTGGCAGCAGGTGTTTACTGGTGGCCGCGGTCTCGCGTGGATTGAGCGCACTCCGCAAGGCGTTGATGCCTTGTGGCCGCTGGACCCGATGCGAACGACGGTGAAGTACTCCAATGGCGTCCTCACATACAAGTATTCGCCAAATTCGAATCAGCACGGTGTCAAGGAATATCCTGCCGGAGACGTGATCGACGTCCCGTTCATGCTCCGATCGAACGGCTACATGCATTATGGGCCGATCAACATGGCGGCGAAGGCCATTCAATTGGCTATCGCGATGAACGACTACGGCAGCAACTTCTTTGCGGGCGGTGGCGTTCCTCCGCTGGCGTTGCAAGGTCCGCTGCCGGCAGGCGACGCAGCCATGAAGCGCGCGCAGGCCGATATCAAGCGCTCTGTGGACGCGGCTAAGAATGCCAACGAGCCAGTATTCCCGATCCCGGCCGGCTACACGCTAAACCCGGTCGGCCTGGACCCCGCCAAGGGCCAGATGATTGAGGCGAGGCGCTTCCAAGTTGAGGAAATCGCCAGGGCCTATCAGTTGCCTCCCGTGTTCTTGCAGGATTTGTCGCGTGCGACGTTCAGCAACGTCGAGCAGCAGGATCTGCACCTGGTGAAGCACTTGATCGGCCAGTGGGCGCAGGCGCTCGAGGACGAACTCAATCTGAAGCTGTTCGGTCGCGGAAATGGCTCACGCTACGTCGAGCACAATCTGGACGGTCTGCTGCGTGGTGACTTTGTTTCTCGTATGACCGGCTACGGCCAAGCTATCCAGAACGGCATTCGCACGCCAGACGAGGTTCGATCGCTTGAGAACCTGCCATCCAAGGGCGACGCGGCGGATAAGCTTTACATTCAGGGCGCGACGGTACCGCTGGGCACTTTGCCTGCGTCTACTGCGGCGCCCGCTAATGACAATAAACCAAGTGGGGCTGCTGCCGCATGACGAACACTATTGAGAAGCGCGGTAGTCTGCACGGTGTAGAGACGCGCGCCGCGGACGGGAAGCGGACGCTTATCGGATATGCCGCTGTATGGAACAGCGACACGACGATCGGCGACTATTTCATCGAGCGCATCGCCCCCGGCGCCTTTAGCAAGGCGATCGGTGGCGACATCCTCGCGCTCTACGACCACGACATGGGCCGCGTGCTTGGTCGGACTAGGTCCAAGACGTTGCGTTTGGCTGAGGACAGCCATGGACTGAAGGTCGAGATCGATGTGCCGGACACTTCAGACGGCAACGATCTGTGGATACTGGTTGAGCGAGGCGACGTTGCGGGTATGTCATTCGCGTTTCGCGCCACCAAGCAGGAGTGGGATGACACTGGAGACCTCCCGAAGAGGACGGTGTTGGAGGCTGAACTGTACGAAGTGACAGCCACCGCAAACCCAGCCTATCCAGACACGACGCTAGCTGCTCGTTCGCTTGAGGCGGCTCGCAATGAGCTCGACCAGGCGCGCAAAGACGCTGAAAAACGCGCCACTGATGCGGCCGCTGCAAAGCGTCGCGTTGCCGAGCGAGAGGCACGGCAAGAGCAGAGAATTCGAGGCATCCAGTCGCCAGACGGCGACAGGCAGGGCGCTTCGTAGTCACCCCGGGCAAACCGGGAGGGCCGGACAGCACGTCCTGCCATTTCAAACCAGACAGGCCGCCAAGCAGTGCGGCCTTTTTCATTTGGAGATAGGGATGACCCTTAAGGAACTGAACGAAAAGCGTGGCCAGCTGGTTACGCAGGCGCGCGAAGCGCTGGCTGAAATCAGGAAGAACACCGACGACGCCCGCGTGGCAGAACTCGACAAGCGCCATGACGATATCATGGCCGAGTTCGACAAGATCGAAAAGAATATCGCTCGTGAACAGCGCATGGCTGATGCCGAGGCTCGCATCAACGCGGCTGCCGAGGAAGAGCGCAAGGCCAAGCGCCCGAACGCTGAAGAAGGCACTCAGCGCGGCGCCGACGAAGGCAAGAAGGCCGAATACCGTGAGGTGTTCCATAAGTTCCTAGCCAGTGGCGCTTCGCTGGATAGCCTCGACGCTGAAGAGCGAGCCGTTCTGCGCGATGGCGTGCAGGATATCGAAAAGCGTATTCAGACTGGCGGCGCGAACACGGCTGGCGGCTATACCATTCCGGTCGAACTGCAGGACATGCTCGTCAAGTCGATGAAGGCTTGGGGTCCGATGTATGATGGCAACATCATCAGCGAGCTCAACACCTCGTCCGGCAATGCGCTGCCGATTCCGACCACGGATGACACCGGCAACACTGGCGTGGCGGGCACCGAAGGCACGGCGCTGACTGACGACGGTTCGGCCGATGCGGCGTTCGGCCAGAAGCAGCTCGAGGCTTACGACTTCAATACGAAGTTCGTGAAGTTCAGCTGGCAGCTGGCTCAGGATTCCATCTTCAACATGGAAGCGCTGCTTGCCGATCTGCTTGGTGAGCGACTCGGTCGCCTGGCCAATTCACAGCTTACGACCGGTACCGGCACGTCCGCTCCGAACGGCATCGTTACCGCCTCGACGCTCGGTAAGACCGCGGCTTCGGCCACGGCGATCGCGTCCGATGAACTGATTGACCTGATCCACTCGATTGACCCGGCTTACCGCCAGTCGCCGAAGGTTGGCTTCCAGTTCAACGACCTGACGCTGGCGGCTATCCGTAAGCTGAAGGACGGCCAGGGCAATTACCTGTGGGCGCACGGCGACTACCAGACGCAGGAGCCTTCGCGGGTTCTCGGCTATCGCTATTACATCAACCAGGCTGTTGCCAACATTGCGACCGGCAACAAGACGGTGATCTTCGGCGACTTCGGCAAGTACTGGGTCCGCAAGGTTGGTTCTCCCGTCATCGGCGTTCTGCGTGAGCGCTTCTGGCCGGATCTCGGCATCGCCGGTCTGATCCGTTTCGACGGTGAACTGCTGGATACCGCCGCGGTCAAGCATCTCAAGCAGGCCTAATTGGGAATAGGCGGGTTGCCAAACGGTGACCCGCCTCCCGTTCGGAGACAACATGAAAATCAAACTGCTTGTGAGCCTTGCAGGCGCGCAAAACGCGTTCAGCGCTGGCACCGAGACCGACTGGGACGATGAAGACGCAATCCGCCTCATCGACGCTGGCTTCGCGCTTCCCGTCTCGGAAACAAAGATTGAGCGCGCGGTAGCAACGCCGGCAGCGGAAAGGCGAAAGCGCGATGTGGCTTCCAGCGACAGTAGCAATAGCGCCGACTAGCGAGCCGGTCTCGCTCGTCGAAGCCAAGCGGCAAGTCCACGTCGACTTCGATGATGATGACGACTACCTCAATGGTTTGATCGCCACCGCGCGCAATCACGTCGAGAAGTACTGCGGTGCATACCTCGCCACGCAAACGGTAACGGCGCAGGCTGACAGCTGGTGTGATCTGGCGCATCTATCGGTGCTGCCTGTCCAGACGGTCGCGTCGCTAGCCTATGTCGACACGAATGGCAACGCACAGACCGTAGCAACAACGGTCTATGAGTTGCGCGGCGAAGCAATTGTTTTGAAGTACGGCCAGGTATGGCCGCCGAAACAGCACGGCTCACTGATCATGCTGACAGCGGTCGTTGGCTTCGCGCAGGTAGAGCCTGCCGTCAAGCACGCCATTATGCTGCGCATCGCCGACCTTTATCAAACCCGCGAGAGCGCCATGGAAGCCGGTTGGACCTCGTTCGATTCGCTTCTGAGCAATCACAGATATTACTAACCGCGGCCTCGCCGCAAGGATGAACAATGCGAGATTCATACAGCGATGTCGGCTTTACCCAGTCGCTAGCGCCGGCAGCCCGCAACGCCTCCGCAAACGGCACGGGTGTTGATGTCAACGGCTACTCCGGAGCCGTTTTTGTAATCGGCGTCGGCGCCTGGACGGACGGCACTCACACTTTTGATATGCAGGAATCCGACGACAACAGCACGTTTACGTCTGTTGCGGCCGGACAGTTGCAGGGCGCCGAGCCCGTCGTTAGCTCGGCGCCCACGGCGAGCAAGGTCTACAAGGTCGGCTACCTTGGCACCAAGCGCTATTTGCGCGTGGCTGTGACCGTTGCTGGCGCGACCACAGGCGCAGTCTATGGCGCTGTTGTCTTGCTCGGGCACGCCGCAACGAAGCCCGTTGCGTAAAGAATAGGATTTCAAAATGACTGACATTGCTATCACCGCAGCCAACGTGGTTGCGGGTGCCAACGCCGTTATTGAGAATGGCTACGCGGCCGCCGCCATTACCGCTGGCCAGGTGGTCTACCGTGATGCATCCGGCAAGTACAACCTAGCCGACACGGATAGCGCTACGGCCCTCGTCCGCAAGCCACGCGGTATTGCGCTGAACGGCGCATCTATCGGTCAGCCGGTGGCAATCCAGAGAAGCGGCGACATCACCATCGGCGCGGCCGTGACCAAGGGCGTCGCGTACTATTTGAGCGGCACGCCCGGTGGCATTTGCCCGGTGGCTGACGTTGCGGCCGGCGACTATCCAGCGGTTATTGGCATCGCCACATCGGCTTCGGTTCTGTCCATCAATATCGTTGCTCCTGACGCAATTCTGTAATGTGGGTCCGCTTTTGCGGCGACTATGAGTACAGGCAGCCAAGTTTCACGATCGATTACAAAGCCGGGACAGAATGCAACGTGACGCGCAACTGCGCCGAAATGGCGGTTGCCTCAGGCAAAGCCGTGCGGCTCTTGAAGTCGCGCAGGGATGAGGATCCGACCGAATGGCCAACCGATCGGGAGCCGGCACCCTAAATTGCCGTGTCATGTTCCAGCGGCGCGCTGTCGTGAATGATGAATACGGCAACTCAGTTTTAGGTGAGTTCGTGGACGTCTTCCCGATCTCCGCGCGCCTGGCGCCCCAGTTCAGTGGACGCCTCAATGTTGAAGCCGTCACAGCGGCCCGCCTGACGGCCAAGCAGCCGTACAACCTCACGGTTCGCAGTTGCTCCGCTACGCGCGATGTGACGCCAGCGTGGCGCGTGTACGACGCGCGCAAGGGCTTGGCAGGCGGCAAGCCGGTGCGCCCGTTCAACATCAAGACCATCGTCAACCCGGACGAGCAGGGCGCATACATCGAAATGCTAGTGGTCGAAGGCGAGTCATCCTGATGGCTTTTCAAACCAAGATCATCGGTCGTGAAGCCTTGATGCGCCGCCTGGACGAACTTGTGCCAGAAGCCAATAAGGCTGCCGCGGTCGCCAAGCTTGAAGTCGCTCGAGAAGCCGCGAGCCGCATCGCTTCAAGAGCTCCGGCAGGAGCCACTGGGGCATATAAGGACAGCATTATAGGCGCTCGACAGGCCGACATGCCCGCAGGCGAGAGGCCGGTTTTCGGCGGCAATCCTTCGAAGGATCCAGACGCCACGGCTGTCTATGCTGATTTCACCTGGAAATTCTTGGAACACGGCACTGCGCCTCACCTAATCAAGGGGCGCAACGGCAAGAGACTTGTTTTCACGGCCAGGAACGGCGCTCGCGTCTCAGTCCCATCCGTCAATCATCCCGGATCTGCCGCGCAGCCACATATCTTCTATACATGGAAGGCATACCGCAAGGCTGCGAAGGCTAAAATCAGTCGCGCCATCAGCAAGGCCGTAAAGGCAGCCACCAAGGGAGCTTAGCATGGCCTCACCGGTACATGAGCTCGTCGGCGTTGCCACTGCACGCCTTCGGTCATACTCGGCGCTTACGGATCTGGTGAGCTCCGCCAACATCTTCTATCGGCCGCCCGCATCCTTTTCGCCGCCATACGTCACGGTAGACGATGCGTCGACCCGCAGGAGCGATATGCTGTGCGTCAGCGGCAGTGTGGTGAGCCTTTCTATCCATGCGTGGACAGACGACAGCAATCCGCTGACCAACACGGGCGGCGCCTTACAGGACGCAAGATCGATCGCTTACGAGATCGCCAATGCCCTGCACGACTATCCACTGGCGTTGCCTAGTAAGCGGCTGGTGACTTTGCAGCACCTTGGCGACAGGGTTTTCTATGATGCGGATGGCGTGACGGGCCATGCGGTCATCGACTTCGAAGCGGTAATCGAATCCTAGACCGCACTAACAATCCCAATTTACGGAGCCTACCATGACAGTCACTCCCGGCCAGCAGACTGGCCGTCTTTTGCTCATTCAGATCGGTGACGGCGGCGGTCCAGAGGTATTCACGAACCTTTGCGGCCTTCAGACGCGCAGTTTCAATATGTCGGCCAATGACGTTGACACCACCATTCCCGATTGTGCAAATCCGGGAGCCACTCCGCAGAAGACCGGCACGCCAGGCATCAAGAATCGCACGTTCACCGGTTCTGGCAAGTTTGTTGCTGGCGCAGATCAGACTGCTTTCATGCAGCACGTCATCGATGCGACCGTCTTCAACGCCAAGGTTATCGTCCCCGGTCTCGGCACCTTTACCGGCGCCTGGTACGTTACCAACTTCACCCTTGGCGGCGAGCAGGAAGGCACCATGACGTTTGATGCCACGTTCAATGCGGCCGGCGCTCTCTCATTCGTGGCTGAATAACGATGGCATTAGAGGTTAATGGCGCACGAGGAGAAGTCGCGCTTACGGTCGGCGGCGTTGACCTCGTCATTGCCGCAGAAATGGCTAAGCTCGCCACGATCTCCACGCGACTGGAATGCAAGTCGCTTGCCGACTTGTTTGTGCGCCTGTCGGGCGTCGAGATAGCCGCCACAATGGCCGCCATCGAATTGCTCACCGTGCGCGGTGACAAGCTTGCCGCGGTGGCCGCCCTGAAGATTAAAGACTTCAAGGCGTGCGCTGATGCGTTTGCGTTGGCGCTCGCGCATCACTTCGACGGTGATCCAAAAAACGACCCAGCCGCGCCGGCAGCGGGGTAGAAAAGCCATTCCCGTGGCGGGACTGGATGAAGGGCGCGATGGGCGCCCTTCATTGGACGCCGGATGTGTTCTGGCGATCAACAATAACGGAATACATGTTGGCTATCGAGGGCTTCAACGAAATCAACGGCAGCGGCAAGCCGAAGGATGACGGCCCTGACGATGACGAAATGGCCGCTCTGCTGGCTCGATATGGTTAGTAGTAGATCGATATGCCTGCCGCAATGCATGTGCTGACGATGCGAGTGGCGTCGTCGTTTTTGAAGAGTTCCGGATTGTGTTTGGCCAGACGACAGTATTTCGCAACCGTCGCGTCATCGCCAGTTTTAGCGCGGACAAACGTGAATAGAGCCGCTTTTGCATCAGCTTGTTGCGTCGTCGTCGCCGTCTGCTGCTGTGCGCTTGCGCCGCCCAGACAAATTGCGCCCGCTGCAATCGCAGCCACGCAAGACGCGCCTACTAGCCACCTCATTTCTCACCCCTACGTAAGAAGGTTCACTTATGTCCGATAGAACCGACGACCTTCTTATTAGCGTCAGTACCGATCTTTCTAGCATCAAGAGACAGCTTAAGCAACTCGGGCAGGACGTCGGCACTACAACCTCCGGCATCCAGAAGCAGTTCGACGGCTTGGGTAAGGGTATCGACCAGTCGTTGTCGCCGGTACAGAAGCGCATCAACGAGATGGTGGGAATTCCTGTCACTTCTAAGGTGAAGGAATGGAAAGGCGCGCTTGCGGATGTTGGCACCACATCGAAGCTAACATCCAACCAGCTGCTTAACCTGTCGCGGCAAGGCAACGACGTCGCAACTATGTTTGCGCTAGGTGCGCCTCCGATGCAGATATTTGCATCGCAGGCCGGTCAGATCTTCGACGCTCTGGAGAGCGGTCCAGGCGGCGCATTGGCCTCGCTGAAAGCCCTCGGCGAGGGCGCCTTGGGGCTGATTACTCGATTCCCGCTCGTTTCGGCTGCGGTTGCCGCGGCTGCGGTGGCGTTCATCGCTTACGAAGCGGTGGGCGGATCTCACCTCAAGACGCTGGACGAGATCACCAAGACGCATGAGGGCAACATCAAGTTGCTCGGCGACGCTTGGGACGAGGCGACCGCGAAGAAGCGGACATACGCTGCGCTCTCTGTGAATTCTGTTGGGGCACTTAACGACAAAGACGTCAAAGACGCCAAGAATCTCCTGTCCGCTCAGATCAAGGGCATATTTGATCAGGTCTACCAAACCATTGGAGCGGGTGGCGGCGGACAGGGTCCGCTACAGACTGTTCTCAGAGCGCAGTTCGAGCCCTTCAAGCAAGCGCTAGACGATCTAGCCAACACAAGCGACGTCAAGGCGTTTATCAGCCAGATTGATTCCATAGCGCAGGTAAACCCGGCGCTTTCATCGACGCGCGACACATTGAAGGAGTTGGCGCTTGAGGCGGCCAACACGGCTGCCGCCCTCCCTGCGTTGGCTCAACCCGTCGACGAGATGGGCGACACGGTTGACAAGTTCAACCGCGCGATGGGGAGCGTAACCTCTAAGCCATTGCAGGACGCGCTTCAGGCTATCTTCGATGATGCCAAGGACGGCAAGTCCAGCATTGATGAAATCAACGCCGCTATCGCCGCGCTTGAGCAGGCCAATCCTAGTTTCGCCGGGATTATTGAGGGGCTGCGCGGCATTGCGATGGAGGCGCGCGGCGCGTCGCAGGCAGTTGCCGACGCATATGCAAAATCCGCCGGCGGCTCGCCCAACGGCCGCGTCTATAATCCGCTTGCACAGCAGGTGGATGATGCCGTCAGAAATGGCGCTAGCATTATCCCCACACCAGCGCCAAACCGCGAAGATCTCGGCCACGACTACGACAAGGCTGTAGAGGCTGCCCAACGTAAGGCCGCGGCTGCGGCACGCAGGGCTAACCGGGCGCAGCCTAAAACCGCCGATGATCGCTTTGCTGAGGATCTGCAATCCATCCGCGACCGCACCGCGGCGCTTACCGAGGAGTACAACGCCCTCGGTCTGTCATTCGAGGCGCAGACGCAGCGCAAGACGGCGCTTGATCTTGAGCAAACCGCCCTCAAGCAGGTTCGGGAAGAGGCTCGCAAAAAGGGCGATGCCGACTGGCAGAACGTGCAGCTTTCGCCTGCCCAGGTTGCCGCTATTAATTCGGTCTCGGATGCCTATGCAAAGCAGTCTGAGGAACTGCGCAAGGCGCAGGAAATGCAAGATCTGCAGCGCGATGTGCTGAAGGGTGCGTTTGACGATCTGCGGGGTGCGTTGGATGACGGCAAGCTTGACTGGCAGGACTTTGCCAAGATCGCCGAAAACGCACTCGACAAGATCATCGACAAGATCGAGAACGATCTGATCGACGCCATTATGCAGGCCAGCAACGCCGGCGGTGGTGGTGGCATCCTTGGCGGTATTCTTGGACTGCTAACCGGTGGCGGCGGATCTTCGTTCAATCCTACGCCTGGCGGCTTCTCGCAGATGCTGGGCATTCCCGGCTATGCGAACGGCACGAACAACCACCCGGGCGGCTTGGCGATCGTTGGCGAAAAGGGTCCAGAGCTTCTGAACCTGCCCCGCGGTTCGCAGGTGATACCGCGCGTGCCCTCGATACAGGCCAACAGTTCATCGCAGTCAAACAGCATCGTGTTTGCACCACAGATTTCGGTACAGGGCGGCAATGGTGACTCCGGCCAGCAAGTAACGGCAGCGCTGAAAGCGTACCAAAAAGACTTCACCATGAACGTCGTCAAAGCGCTGCGGGAAGCCAAGCAGAGGGGAATGACTTAATGGCGATTAGCCTACCTGACGTCCCCTTCCAAATTAGCTACCCGCAGTTGGTGGAATCCGTATCCGTGTCCCGCGCCGGCTCGCGCGCGATGGCATTTGTCGAGTATGCGGATGCGTACTGGACCGTGCAGATGCGAACCGTGCCGCTTACGGCAGCGCAGCGGTTGCTCGTGGAGGCGTTCAAGGACGCCTCCCGCGGCGGGCTGATCACCGTCACCTACACGCCTAAGCACATGTGCGTCCCGCGCGCCTACTGGGGCGACGCGGCTAACACCAAGCTGACCAACACCGGGAGCCTGGTTTCAATTACTGGCAACAGTCTCGTGATCAACAGCGTCGACAACGGTTTGGCGCTGGCGGCCGGCGACATAATCAGCTTGACGACGGGCAGCTACAATTCGCTCTTTCGCGTCCAGACCGGCGCAACGTCATCGTCAAACACGATGACAATCACGGTAGAGCCGTCCGTGCCTTCGTACATTACGACAGGCGCGGTTGTGACCTTCAAAGATCCGGTTGCTAACATGCGCGTCGTGCCTGGGTCATTTTCCATGCCGGACGATTTCAACCCGGTTGCCACCTTCACTCTGGTGGAAATTCCAAAGTAACAAGGGGCGCGAATGGCCTTCCCTACAAGACTGCAAGCTGTCCTTGAAGAGGGCAGGGCGGTAATCCGTTCCGGCATGAAGATCGTGTGCACCACGGGGACTTACGGTTTCTGGAACGGCAAGGGCGACATCACGGTTGATGGACAGGTGTATTGGCCCAACTCGCTAATCACCGTATCCGAGCCGGTATACGGCTTAGGGACGGCGGCGTCTGCATTTACGGTTGAGCTTGTTGCCAAGCGTGATTCTGGTCTGACGCCCGACAAGTTGGCGCTGATCGAGGCCGAAGGCTACAAAGACGCGCCGCTGTCCGTCTTCGACTTCTATTTTGACCCTGACGATCGCTCGTTCCTTCATGCGGAGCCCGGCCCTTACGGGTACGTCGACACGATTGACCACTCGCGCGATTCCGGTGAAAAAAAGCTAGTCGCAAACGTGCGCTCTGGCGCCGTTGCGAACCACCGCGATGGCTATAGGACGGCCAGCCACGAGGACCAGCAATTGGTGTCCGAGGGCGACCTGTTCTTCCAGTACGCCAGCGTCGTGAAGCACGAGCACTTCGACATCAGGTTCGATTAGGGACTTTCAAAAAATGCTGAATTTGACCCGGTTGCCCGACTGGGACCGGCGCCTTGCGCGCGTGGTTTCTTCGTTCAAAGACGCACCCGGCGTGTGGGGCGTATCAGACTGCCTGCTAACCACCGCTGCGGGCATCGAGGCCGTTACCGGCCAGGACATCATGGCTCCGTGGCGCGGTCGTTACAAAAGCGAAGCGGGAGCCGCTAGGCTGATGCGCAAAGAAGGCTGCCTGAACGTCGAGGACGTGCTTGGCAAGTTCTTCGGACTGCCGCCTGTCGGCCGTCTACTCGCCCGCCGCGGTGACGTTGGTGTGATCGAGCGCGATGGCGACCTGTGCGCCGGTTTCATGTGCGACCGCGGCTTTCTTGTTCGCACGCACACCGGGCGCGCCTTCCTGCCCCAGACAGACATCAAGGCTGCATTCAAGGTCGGATAATCGATGCCATTTCTAGTACCCATTTTTGCCGCGGCTGGTTCGGCGCTTGCCGGCATCTCAAGCTGGCTTGGCGCATCAACAATTCTTTCTGGCCTTGCCAGGTTCGGACTTGGCCTCGCTGCCAAATATGCGCTTGGTGCGCTAATGGCTCCCAAGCCGCAGGCGCAGGCGTCGCAACTTGACACCACATACGGCGAGGACTTGGCCCGCACCGTTGCCTTGGGCACGGTAGCTACGCCCGGCCAGCATATCTACCGCAACGCCTACGGATCCGGCAATAGGCATGTGCAAGATGCGCGCATCCTGTCCCACTTCAGGGTAACGGGCATCAATCGCGTTCGCTACAATGGCGCGTGGGCTAATCTCGAGACAGCAACTGACGCTCTGCTCGGCCATCGCATCGATGGCGCCGAGGTGGACATCTACGTCAACCTCAACATTGGCACGATGGACCAGGCGGCCGACGCCGGCCTTATTGCCAAGGCCAATCCAAACACACGCTGGACGTCCAATCATCGCGGCGCGGGCATTGCCTATGCGGCGGTGATGACGCGCCTCGATCGGGTGAAGCAAACCACGCCGTGGGATGCATTCTTTGAAATTCAGGGTGCGCCGCTTTACGATTGGCGCAAAGACAGCTCGGTTGGCGGCTCGGGTAGCCATCGCTGGGCTGATCAGGACACTTGGGAGTTTTCCGAAAATCCAGTGCTGATGATGTACGCGCTCGAGCGCGGCGTCTTCAACGGCGCAGAGATGATGGTCGGCAAGGGAGCTCCTGCCTCGCGCCTTCCGCTTGCGGAATGGACGCTTGCCGCCAACATCTGCGATGAAGGCGTAGGCGACGGTCCGCGTTACACGGCGGGCTTGATCGCCGCGGCAGGATCGGGCGTCACGCACGACCAAAACATGCAGCCGCTGCTTGAGGCTTGCGCGGCAACGTGGGTTGAGGATGCGTCTGGCGAATACCCTATCGTTGGCGCGGCACAGTCGACCGTGCTTAGCTTCACCGATAATGACATCATGGTCGACGAGCCGTTCAGGTTCTCGGTCTTTCGCACCAAGTCGGAATTGATCAACACGCTGGCCGGAACGTACCTCGATCCGGACGGTTTCTACGAACAGACACCGTTCGCAGTTCGCATCGACGCTGCTGCTCTGGCCGAAGATGGCGAGCGCCTTGCGGTTTCGATTCCGTACGGCGCCGTAAACAGGTCCGACGTTGCCGATCGGCTTGCGGACATTGCCTTTAAGGCGAGCCGCTTTCAAGCCAACGGCGAAATCTGCATCCATCCCAAATACCTCGCTGACGCGAAAGTTGGGCGGTGGGTGGAGTGGGTGTCGGCCGAGTACGGCACGCGCGTGTTCCAGATACTCGAAAAGAGGCTGGGGCCGTTCGGCGATCGCGCCTCGCGCAACATCTATCTCACGCTGCACGAAGTCGGCGACACCATTTTCGATGCCACCGACTACGTCACAGTCCCGACGATTCCTGCACTGCCCGGTGACCCTGATTACGCGACTACTGCAGCCAACTTTTTGGCGGCTGGCATCCAGTTGCAAGTTTCTGGCTCGACTGAGCGAAAGCCCGCGATCCGATTCACATGGAATGCATTCGATGACGTGACGGTCACCGCTGTGGAGGTTGAGTATCGTCCCACAGGTCAGACCGACAGCATCATCAATCACGCTGACATACCGCTTCAGGTTTTGGTGGTTTCTGACGGCGTGCTTGCCTCGACCGAGTACGAGTATCGTTATCGGATTTTAACCAGCCCCCCGCGGGCCACGTTCTTTACTGGTTGGAACACGGTAACGACGCCGGCTGCATCCATTCCTGACGTGTCGGTCGGTCTAGCGCAAATCCAAGCGGATATGCGCGCATTCTTCGTGTCGATAAGCGCAAGCCTTCAGGACTATCGAGAGCGGCTCGCAGCCTTGGCGGCATCGTCTATCGATGCTGCGGGGCGCACGGCGGCCGATAACTCAGTGGCCAGGCGCTTCCGCGATGCGACTGCCGCCGCGCAGTTGGACCTCGAGGCGTCTGTAGACGAGATCAACGGCGAATTGGTCGCGCAGGCGTCCGCCATCCTTGGGGTCACGGCTTCGGTCGGGCTTATCTCTGCCGATGGCCTTTTCCAGCTTGTAGCTACCGCAGGCAGCGGAGACGTTACCTCGCGCATGATCGCGCAGGTGCGGGCGACTACTGGTGATTCTTGGGTCGACGCGGGCTACGTCATGGAAGCCGGCTTTACGGGCGGCAACCCACTCCTGCCGTTCTCTCGCTTCGTGATCAAGGCGGATCAGTTCGTTGTTACGGATGGCACAAATAGCGGCACACCGCTCACGTTCGAGGGTGGCGTGCTCAAGCTGCAGGTCGCCAATATCGGCACGGTTGTTGCTGGCGTCATGCAGAATGCGACGAACACCATGCGCATAGACCTGACCGGCGGCTCTTTCTCAATTCAGGTGCCGTGATGCCGAAATTGCTCTACGGCCTCAATGGCTCTGTCCCGGTCGTCAAGGTCATGAAAGACAACGCCGACGGCATGTCGACGCCAAACAGCGACACCGGAAAATTCGCTTTCAATTCCGAGCAGGGCGGGAACAGGATCGGGTTCATTCTCGACATCATCGTAGTCGAGCCGGACTTCGTCACCTATCCGACAGGCGGGACTCCGAGCAATCCAAGCCGATACTACCTCCCACCAGGTTCGAATCAGAACAACAGCGAAATCACGGTGTCGAGTTGGAGCAATAGCGGCACTCAATTCCAGTTCTGGTCCTTTTTCCCCTCCTATTTCCAGAACAAGTACGGCATCTCCTACGTTCCTCTGTGCGAGACGCGGCAAGTTCTTCCGTCAGCCTATGTCGCAAAGAACGCATTCACGGGTCCTGCTCTCGATCTAGCTACTGGTCAGGTTTCGGGATCCGGGCAAATCTACTCCTACGGGCAGAGCTTCTGTCGCTGGATGATGCAAGTCGACTCGGGTTACAACGGAGGTGCCGGACGTAACCGACCCGGGATCAAGGTCGAGCTGACGAACAACTCTGGTGCTCCGTTCGTTATCTCGCGAGCGCTGCTGTCGGTGTACGCTCTGCCCGCTACGGATGATGCCATTCCGGACTATTCGACGGTACCGGTCTCTGGCCAAGAGGTTGTTCGGTGCGACACCTCGTCTGGCGGCCTATTCCGCATCGCGCTGCCAGGCCGCACAATCGCCGACCCGGACCTCAATCATTTTCTTATGCACGAGGATCGAATTCCGGCCAAGATCCTAGGCGCGGGCGAAATCGCAGTTGCCTCTGGCGGCACAGCCGTCATTACGGCGCGGTTCAATCTGCCTCTCACCACGTATATGGACTATATCGTTAGGCGGGCAGGATCGACGGCCACCGAAAAATTCCAGTTCTGGCATCCGCCCTACATCGACAGCCTGAATCTAAATCAGGAATGCGGCTTCACCTATGTCGTGTCGGGCAACACGATCACGATCACCAGCACCGCCGATATGGACATCGTGATCCGCTACATGATCTGTGCCAATGCAGGAAACGTCTTTTCGTCTGGCGGGAAGAAAATCCAGCTCGTTGGCAATGACGGCATAGGCGATTATTGGCAGATCAAGCGGCCGGGATCGTCTGACGTCGCACCGACGCTAGACGATATCATGCTCGACAGCCGGATCGTCTACGCGCCGCTCTTGGCCGAAGGCTTCTTGAACTTCAATTCGACCGACATGCCGGACACTATGTCAGCGCCAAGATTTAAAGGTGAGCGGAAGCGCAGTCTTGTAATACCTAACCCGAACGGGCTTTTGTTGTTTCCCAAAGTAGGCGCGGTCTATAATCAGGTTTCTAACGATGCCGACTATAATGAACCTTTGACTATGTGGAACGAACATGGTGTAGGGGTCAACGTTGGTTCGGATAGCGGTAAAACGGTCGGGTATTCTGTTTGGGCTAACATCATCGATGAAACGCACCTTGATATCTGGTCTGGCGGCAACAATGCCTACACCTATCTCGGCGGAACGTCTTTCTATGACAACACAATCAAAGGCGTCCGGTATTACGTCTTCGGCATTCCCCCAAGCCTATAACCTCCCATAATCTAGGTATCCAATGACATCGACGGTTTATTCGACCGGCACGGTTTCCGTGACGAATGGCAACGCTGTGGTTACAGGCAGCGGCACCGCATGGGCTGTGTCACTGGTCACTGGCGGCATGTTTACGCGCCTTGGTGTCGCCGTGCCGATCCTGTCGGTAGAGAGTGACACGTCGCTGACGCTCGCCTATGCTTGGCCCGGTGTGACCGCCGCAGGTTCTGTCTATGCGATCGATCGCACGAACTCGGACGCGGCGAACGTCACCGATCTCTATGACCGGCTTTCGCGCGTTCTAGTCACGCTGAGCCTGGCGGGCATCACGCCCGACGCATCCGGTTCTCTTACTGACCGCGCGGCAATTACACTCGGCGTTGGCGACAAGGGCTTCCTCTTCCTGCACGCTGAAATCGGCGTCGCCTTCGCGTTCTATCGCTGGAGCGGCACGGCGTGGGACGGTCCGTTCCCGGTTGCCAACTCAGCGGCGACCGGTGGCGTTTCGAGCCTGGTGGCCGGCACGGGCGTTACGGTTGATAACACCAATCCGGCGATTCCGGTTGTGTCCGGCACCCCGGCCGCCTCGATACATGCGGCGACAGGCAAGACTACACCTGTCGATGCTGACGAACTTGGCATAGCCGACAGCGCAGCTTCGTTCGCGCTTAAGAAGCTGACTTGGGCGAATCTGAAAGCGACGCTGTGGACCGCGTGGGGATCCCTGACCAACGGCGGTACTGGCAAGGCAACCCCAGTAGATGCCGACCTATTCGCCATGGCGGACAGCGCCGCATCGAACGCCACAAAGAGCCTATCGTGGGCGAATCTGAAGGCGACCCTAAAGTCAAATCTAGCGCTTCGCGAAGTACTGACCGCAAACAGAACCTACTACGTCGGCTACAACATGGGATCGGCGACGGTTTCGATCGCCAGCCCGGGCGTGGTGACGAAAACCGCTCATGGCCTTGTTGCGGGTAGCCGCGTCGCATTCTCGATCTTGCCGAACACCAAGACAGCAACGGTATCTGTAGCCTCACCGGCAGTTGTCACCATGACGAACACCTTTGCGGCCGGACAGCCGATCGTGTTCGCGACGACTGGACGCCTGCCGAAAGGGTTTGTCGCCGGCACCACCTACTACGTGATCGCAACCGGACTTTCCGGCTCGAGCTTCCAGGTGTCTGCCACGGTTGGCGGTGCAGCGATCAATACCAGCAATCCGACGTTCACCGTCACGATTGCCTCGCCCGGCGTGGTCACGGAAACCGCGCATGGCCGTTCTACCGGCGACGCAATCCAGTTTGCGACAACTGGTGCGCTGCCTACGGGTCTAGTGGCGGCAACGACATACTTCCTCAACGTCATCGATGCGAATACCTACAATCTTCGCCTCACGCCAGAGAGCGCCAATATCAACACGTCCGGCACGCAATCCGGCACGCACTCCATCGTGCAGTTCGGCACGCACTATCTCTCCGAGACCGGCACGCTTCCGACCGGCATCACGGCGGGCCAGGACTATTTCGTCATCGCGACCGGCCTTACCGCTAACGCTTTCCAGTTCTCTGCGACGAGCGGAGGCGCCGCGATCAACACGACCGGCTCCACTGCCGGTACGATCGTTCTGAAGACGGGCTCGGACAGTAATGATGGTACGAGCGCAAGCGTGAGCAACGCGATGCTGACTGTACAGGCTGCCGTATCAAAGGCTCTGGCTCTCGACGCATCGACTTACGGTGTCTTCATCCAAGTGGCGGACGGTCGCTATCTCGGCGCGAATTCAATTGCCTCGCCCGTTGTCGGCGGCGCTACCCTGACATTTCAGGGCAATGCGGCATTCCCTGACAACGTGGAAATATTCCCGACTGCGGGCGCCAATGCCTTCGACATCCGGAACAACGCTCCGGCCTATGTCAAGGATATGAAAATTAGCAACTGCAACATCTGCTTCTATGTCACTTTGGGCGGGCTTCTCAGCTATAACAATGTCAACTTTGGCCAAGTCTCGAACGCTCACGTCTATTGCGATCTTGGTGGCGCCGCGCAGCCTATAGGCAATTACAGTATTTCGGGCGGCGCGACGGCAAACGCGCACTGGCTGCTCGGCGCGATGGGCGGCCAGGTCAACGTGACGCGCACAATTACCATTCTGGGCCAGCCGACGTTCGGCGCCGCCTTCGCGAGTGCATCCATGAATGGTGCAATGCAGGTGAACGCCAACACGTTCGTCGGCTATGCCAAGGGGCTTCGCTATAGCACGTCAGCCGGTGGTGCAATTCAGTCTTTCGGCTCCGGCGCTACCTATCTGCCGGGTAGCTCGGCTGGCACTGGAACGGGATACGTATGATGAACTTTCCATCCAAATGGTTCTGGATTGTCGGCGGCGACGAAAGCCGTTTCTGGTCAAGTGCCGCTGCGGCTTATGTCGACGCGTTGCCGGGTGGTGCGGGTGTTACACGCATCACCTCCGAGGATGAGCTTTGGGATGTCATGCGTGAGCAGTATCCAGACGGCCTACCGGAGGCGCAAAGACCTCCGCGCCTTGTGCCGAAGCGAATAATAATAGACCGGTTGCATGCGGCCGGTCTTCTCGCCGCGGCCAAGGCGATCCTTGACGGCGCCGACCTTTACACTCAGGAGCGTTGGAATACACGCACTGACATCTTCGCCAATGACCCGACCGCGCTAGCGATGCTGGCGGCGATCGGCGGCGATCCTGCGATTATATTCGCGCCATAGCCGGGCTTGTGATCAGGGAAGCCAGTGCCTTTTTTATAGCACCCAAGTCGCTGTTCTCTGTCGTCAGCAACGACGTTGACGACAGAGAAGCGACCGTCAGCCCGCCCTCGGATGGAAACCATCGAACAAGTTCCTGGACTCCATCGGCAAAAATTAAGTGCGGTCGCCTGTTTCTTATCTCGACTCGGTAGCCAGTCATCACCCATCTCCCAAACTTGAAAGCAATGCCAATGACCACCTTGGCAGCATCTCCCGCTTGATAAACCGCATGACGGGCGGACGCAAGAACCTAACGCTAACCGCGCGTGTTGGCGCGATGGGGTCGGCGCTGCCCCGCCCCACGTCTAGCCCACCAAGGAAAACCAAATGAAACTAATACCCGACGTGGAGCGGGTGCTTAAGCGCGCCTGGTCGCTGCGGCTGATCGAGCTCGCGGCCATTTCCGACATCATCCTGAACACCGTCCCGGCCATGGATTTCCTTCCGTGGTGGGCGACGCTCGCGCTGCTTGCCGGCGCATGGACGGCTCGCCTGCTTTGGCAGCCAGAGCCAGACAAGGAAAACACCAATGCCAATCCATAAGATTGTCGCGACAAAGCGCGGCAAGGCGGCCATTGCCGCCGTGCTGATTGCGGTCGCAAGCAGCTGGGGCGCCTACGCACCTAGCCCTCCGTCTGCCGCGCCAGCCGCGATACACCATGTGGCCGTCTCTCCGTCGGTCATGATACGGGCGGCGATCGACAAGGGATACGTGCCGCCGGCCGTTAATCTGGCAGTCGAATATCTGATCATGCCTTGGGAGGGACTGCGCACCACCGCGTACCTCGACAGGCTTCCGAAAAAGCCGGTCTGGACCGTCTGCTACGGCGAGACGCTCAACGTTAAGAAGGGCATGAAGTTCACGCCCGCCGAATGCGAGGCCAAGCTGATCCATCGCGTGATCTTCGACTATTACCTGCCGCTCGTCGACCGCGTGCCGGGCTACTCAGATGCACCGATATCGTTGCAGGCTTCGATGATCTCGGGCGCCTACAACTATGGCGTCCAGCGCCAGATCGACTCCACGACAGCAGAGCGGGTCGGCCAGCATCGCTACCACGACGCCTGCATTGCGCAGACCGCATTCAACAAAGCTGGCGGTGTAAGGCTCGATGGTCTGGTGCATCGCCGCGAGAATGGTGACGCTCATCGTATGGGCGAGGCCGAGCTCTGTGTGTCGGGGTTGTAACCGTGGAGAACCTCAAATCGCTACTCATCCCAGCCATTGATTGCGGCCTTCGGATCGTCGGCGCGGTGTGCCTCGTTGCCTTCCTTGCGTGGTGGCTCCTATGAAATGGCTCGACGCGCTGACTGGCGGCTACGCCTCGCTCATCCTGTACGGCCTGGCCGCCTTGGCTGTCGTGGCCGTGCTCGGCTACACCTATCACGCCGGCTACAGCCGCGCCGACGCGGCGTGGTCGCTCAAGTACGAGCAGCGCGAGGTGGCCATCACCAAAGCAACCAACGCCGAAGTCTCTCGCATTAGCCAGGCCAACGCGCAGGCCAAGGCAATCGAGGCCAAACGTCTCGACGAACTCGCGGCCGACAACGCCGCTCTGGAACAGCAGATCAAGGAAAAATCGGATGAAGCGGACGCTGATCCTGATCGCGATCGGCCTGCTTTGTCTAACGACAGCCGGCTGCGCATCGACGCAATCCATTAATGTCTCAGTACCGCCGCCGCAATTGGACGAGCCGGATCGCGCCTTGGCGAAGGACTGCCTCAGACCGGTTCGCCTTGTAAACGATGGGGTTGTCTTGCAGCGCACCGTCGAGCGGCTGTGGATCTCTGATCGCAAGGCGCTCATCACGTGCGGCAAGCGGTTCAAGGCCCTTCGGGACTTCTACCGCGATCGCGATGCAGCCATCCGCCATACGGAGGGCGCAAAGAAGTGACGGCTGAGCAGATAATGACTGCGACTGGCTTCATTGTGATGTTGCTCGGTGCCGTGTCGGCCGCATTCTGGCGAATGTGGGGGCTAATCAAAGACGCGGGCGAGAAGGGCGAGGAGGCGCAACGCAGCCTGGCCGCTCACAAGCTGCACGCGGCAGAGACATTCGCCACCAAGGCCGGCATGCAGGAGCAGACCGCCCAACTACTTCGCGCAATCGAGGGTGTTGGCAACCGCATTGACGGATTGCACGAACGCCTTGACCGCGCATTTGAGCGCACGCCGGTACGACGCGCCAGCTAAGACCAGACCCGCCATCCGAAAGGTTGGCGGGTTTTTTGTTGTCGTTTACCAATTTATCTTGACTTTAAAATGGTAAAAGGGTAAGCATGAGAAACCAATAGGAGATTGGTAATCAGCGGAACGAGAGCCGACCCGGTGTAGCGATACGGTGCGGGTGTAGGCGGCGAGATGAGTATGGTTAGCCGCCAAGGGTAAGCAGGTAAAACGAGGCGTCACTCACAACACGCCTATCGTCCGCCAACGCCGAGGTCGCGCCTCGGCAAACTTCACACTTCAGTAGGAGGACTTAATGACTGACTTTGTCCCGTTTCCGAAGATCCCACGGCTGAAGCGTGGCTGCATCATTACCGAGAAGATCGACGGCACGAATGCACAGATTGTCATTGGCGAGGACGGATCAATCCGCGCCGGCAGTCGCAACAGATGGATCACGCCGGAGGACGATAACTTCGGTTTTGCGCGGTGGGTAGCCGAACACGCGGACGGACTTCGCGAACTCGGTCCCGGCCAGCACTTCGGCGAATGGTGGGGACTCGGAATTCAGCGCGGCTACGGGCTGACCGAGAAGCGATTCAGTCTCTTCAATGCCGGCCGTTGGTCGACTGGCCGTCCGGAATGCTGCGATGTCGTGCCGGTCCTGTATGCCGGCGATTTCTCGACGGATGCGGTCGATATGACGCTGGAAGGACTGCGCAATTATGGCTCGCGCGCCGCGCCAGGCTTCACCAAGCCAGAGGGCATCGTCGTCTACATGACTGCGGCCCGTCACACCTACAAGGTTCTGGCAGAGAATGACAACGAGCCGAAGGGCAAAGCAGAGGACGCGGCATGACCGACTGGATTGAATGGAAGGGCGGCAGTCGACCGACCGAATACGAAGTCGAGGTAATGCTCCGCAACGGGGTACGCAGCAAGAACCAATCTCGCTGTTACGACTGGCGACACTTTGGCACTGACGTCACGGACGGTGATTCCGACATCATCGCCTACCGCATCCACAAGGAATCCAATCATTGACCCCTGCAACACCCGACGAGACGCTGCTTGCCACGCATGCCGCGTACATCGCCAACGGCAAAAATCAGTCACGTACGGCAGAGGCTCTTGGCGTCTCTCGTGAGACCGTTCAGCGGCACGTACGGCAAGCCGCAGAACGAGGGTTGCTCGGGCCGGAAGAGACGCTGCCCGGCTACGTCATCTCGAGCCTATCGAAGAAGATTGGCAACTCCTACGTAAAGCAGGTGCGCGCACCAGGTGATGTCTTTGAGATCCCGCCCACGCACGTTACCGGCAAGATAACCGTCAATCGCGATGCGGACGGCCGGATCATTCAAGACTGGCTGCGCGTGGAGCCGGACAAGGTTGCGCAGCAAGAGGCGATGCGGGCCGTTGTCGACGCCCTGAGGGACGATCTGCCACGCATCCAGCCGGTGCGCGCTCCCGACTACACCATTGATACGCTGCTCAATCAGTACACAGTCACGGACGTACACCTGGGCGCCTTGGCTTGGGCTGAGGAAACAGGCCAGGATGACTACGATCTAGCGATCGGCGAGAGGCTGGTTGATGACTGGTTTGCCTCTGCGATCGACTTGGCGCCGCCGGCAGAGACTGCAATTTTTGCGCAGATGGGCGACTGGCAGCACTGGGATGGCTTCGAATCTGTGACGCCGACGAGCAAGCACGTTTTGGACGGCGATAGTCGGTTTCCCAAGATGGTGCGGACGAGCATTCGGCTTCTGCGACGCACCACTGCGCGCTTGCTGGCAAAGCACAAGCGCGTTCACATCATTATGTGTGATGCGAACCACGATCCGGCCAGCGAAGTTTGGCTTCGAGAGATGTTCGCGGCGTTCTACGAAGATGAACCGCGCGTCACGGTCGACCGCACGTCAGGCACATATTACGCCTACCAGCACGGCAATGTTTCGCTCTTCTATCATCACGGTCACCGCCGCAAGATAGACAATGTGGATTCGGTGTTCGCTGGCCGATATCGCGAAATCTATGGCAACACGAAACACAGCTATGCCCACCTCGGGCATTTGCATTCAGACGAGCTCAAGTCGACCAACCTGATGAAGGTGGAGCGGCACGAGACGCTAGCGGCACCAGATGCCTACGCGGCAAATGGCGGGTGGCTCTCCGGTCGGTCGGCCAAGGTCATCACGTATCACAAAGAGCACGGCGAAGTCGCACGACTTACGCTGAGCCCCGGCATGGTGGCGGGCGCGTCAGATCGTGCGGCCGCAAATGACAATGACGAGCGCAAGGAGGATGTGGCGTGAGCGATCTTAGCATGAGCATGTTTGCCGATTTCGCCTCATTCGAGGCGGCACAGAAAGAGGATGCAGTGGCGGTCCACGGCACGCTTCGCAATGTCTATCGCATACCTCGCGGGTTGGATGTGCGCGCGCCTTGTTTGAGTGGCGAAGTCTACGGCGACACCAAAGGCCGCTTCCGAGACGGCGAGCGCATCACCACGAGCACGATCATGTCCGAAGAATGCGACGTGTTTCGGACGCGCTATAGCGTCTATCGAGTTGAAAGCTGGCGTGAGGTGGCGGCATGACCGACAATAGCCAACTGCCCAAGTGGCACCATAGACACGAGCCAACCAAGAACTGGGATTCCATCGCGCGCTGCTACGTCGAGCACGACACGCTGCCACAGGAGACGTTCGCAGTGTGGCCGATGACGCGGGAGGCTATGAACCGCGTCCCGCGATATCCAGAAGGCGGCATGGTTGGCAGCCCTGTCGCGGCCAATGATAACGACCGCGGCCCGTACATCACGACCTTTACCGGTCGCTTCTACATGTTCGATCCGCGTCCTGAGGATTGGTGCGTAGCCGACGTCGCGCACGGCTTGTCGAACATCTGCCGATACACGGGCGCAGGAACGTACCGCTACAGCGTTGCCGAGCATTCTGTGCATATCTACCGCCACCTCACGGCGCAGGCTTTGGCGCCAGCCGTGCGGCTAGCCGGACTGATGCACGATGCGCCGGAATCTCTCTCTGGCTTTGGCGACGTGGCCAGCCCCGCGAAGAAGCGCGCGCCGATCATCAAATCGACGGAAGAGAACATCTGGCGAAAGGCAATTGCTCCGGTGCTTGGCCTGGACGCCGAATTGCCTGAGGCGGTCCACATTGCGGATAACCGCATCTGTGCCGACGAGATGTCGCAAAACCTTCACGAGGTGGATCCGAAGGTCGGCCCTCCGCTTGGCATTGTTCTTGAGTATTGGGAGCCAGCGCGCGCCGAGGCCGAATTCCTGAGGGCCTTTACGCAAGTTCAAAACATGAGGGTGGCGGCGTGACACCTAAGCAAAAGTACGACGAACGCAAGCGCCTTCGGCTGGAGAACGAGTTGCGACTTGAGCAGCGGAAGTCAGCCGATCTCGATCGCGACGACGAGATGCAACGCCAATTCACACGCGTCCTCACCACCTTCGAGCGCATAGCCGACGTGATGGAGTTGTGGGCCGATAAGCAAGTTGAGTTGTACGCATGACCCCAGACAACAACAGCTTCGACCCGACGCACAAATTCCACGTCGGCCAGGACGTGGTGTGCGTCAAGGCGGACTACGACCCAGCGCAGAAAACAACGATCGTGCCTGAGTTGGTGGTCGGCCAAGTCTACAAAATCCGGTGGCTAGGAATCTACAACCACTATCTGGACGGCGAGTATCTCGGCATCCGGGTTGATGGCATTGACCGCGGCACCTGCAAGTTCTGGGGCGATGTCGATCAGCCGTTCCGCGCCAGCCGCTTTCGGCCGGTGGTTCCGGACAAGATCGCCGTGTTCCGCAACATGGTCGTGGATCCGGATGGCTATAAGCCGCTGACAGAAGAAGGTCCGCTTCATCCGGACGGCCCGTTGCCTGATGAGCCGAAGCGTAAGGTCCGGGAGGAAGTGGATTAAATGGCTGTCTATGTCGACAACATGCGGGCGCCGTTCGGCAACATGGTCATGTGTCACATGTGGGCCGACACGGTAGATGAACTGTTGGCGATGGTCGACAAGATAGGCGTTCAGCGGAAGTGGATACAGGGTCACCCGACGCTCTCATTCGGCAAGCATCGCAACGCGTCTTGGGTGCACTTCGATATCGCCATGACCAAGCGTGCGCTCGCGGTAAAGGCCGGCGCGACTGAGACCGACAGATACGGCCCGCTAGAGCACACGGCGCGGCTTCACATTGCGTCTGGCGATCCGGCGCGCATCAAGTACGGAGAAGGGCAATTGGCACGAGTTCAATCAGCAAGAGCTATGAGGATGGCGGCATGAACCTAGCAAAGCACGCCGACACAAGTGCCGATATTCGCCGCGCCGCAGAGTATGCGGCAGGCATTTCGTCAGCGCTCACCGAACTAAATCGCGGACCAATCTGGGATCGCGATCGAGACAAGAAAATTCAGGACATCAATATGTGGTTCACGGCCATCGCCGAGACGCTCGGCTACACGGTGACGGCATGAACGCCGCCACAGCTTTCGACCCGTGGGGCGGCCATGAACTGCCCGCCAACGACAACCGTCCACAAACGCGCGGCAAGCCGATTATGATCGGCCTGACTGGCCTGCGCAATGTCGGCAAGTCAACCGTGGCTCGCCTGCTTAAGGATGAGTTTGGCTTTACCCCGGTTCACGCTTTCGCCTCAGGCAAAGAGGCGACGCGCGCGTACTTCATTGCCATCGGATTCGACGCCGACGAAGCATGGGAGATGGTCTACGGCGAATTGAAGGATGTGCCGTGCGATCGGCTGCCAGGTGGAGTTGCGCCACGATACTTCCTCGAGAAGTTCGGCCACTTCATGGGGCACACCCTCGGCGTCGACTGGACGCTCGGCATGGAGGTGGGAATCGTTCGACGCCGCAGCCCGCGCGCTCCAATCGTGGTCGAATCGCTGGTTTATGAAGCGCCGTGGTTCAAGGCGCAGGGAGGCACCGTGTGGCGGCTCGAACGGCCGGGGCACAATGGGCCGGCCGGGGTCGAGAGTGACGCTGTGCAGGCTGGAATTGCCGCAGACGCCACTATCGCGGCCGTCGGGGTTGAAGCCCTAAAGATCAATGTGCGACGAGCCGCGCAGCAGATGATCGGTGGAGAGTGAAAAGAGGCCCCAGCAATGGGGCCTTTTTTCATTTCGTTTTGGCCATCCACTTGTCAAGCACGGCCATGTTGCGGTCGACCTGATCCTGATAGTCGCGCAGCACCTCGTCTGTAACATCCCTCATCGGCTCGCCGTCGTGCGACCGGTGCCATCTCTCACCGGCGCCAATGCCGTCGATAATGATCTGAGCTCTGGCAATCTGGTCATTGAGCCAGTCGATCTGGTCTTGGGCTACGCTACTCACTTGATCCCCTCGATCGCCTTCCGCCCAGCTTCCCGGGCGGCGCTCACCTCGGTTTCGGAAAGGTCCGCGGCGCGCTTGTAGGCTGCGTCTCGCGGCCAGGCCTGCGGTGTAATCGCGCCCCACTTCTCGCCCTCAAAGGTTCCAGGGAACATATGCTCGAGCTCTTTGTGCGCAGCCTTCATGGCCGTAAGCAGCGCCACGGCACGCTTGGCACTTCCAGCGACGGCCGCCTTAGCTGCGGCGGCCTCCCTGTTCTCTAGTTCCTTTTGCAAAGAAGCCATCTGGGCGCGGATCTGCTCCTCTGTCAGATCAGCGATCGCGCCGACAGACTGTAAATTGTTGGTCGTTGGTGATTTCATTTCGGCCGTCTCCATTCTCCTGGTCCGGCCGTGTCGTACATCCTCGCAACATGTGATGTCTATGCTTGGCAGCGTCCATCTAGCCAGAAAGGGCAATCCTGGCATGTCTCGCCTCCTACTGCGACCGCCACAATCGTCTCGACGGTGGCGTAACCATCGCTTGCCGTGTCGTTGTACGCTAGGCGCAGTTTATAGAGCTCCTGACCGGTCAAGAGCCGATGTCGTTCCGTTATTATGCCGGCTGGTTCTTGGTAGTTGCCTCCTACGTGAACGCATACTCCTACCTCGTATTGCCATGCGCCGCCCCGATGCAGACCCATTCTAAACGTGACTCCTAAAGAGATTACAGTCCTTTGTTGGGCGAGCATCACACACACAGCGCGCCAGTCCGCATCACCATGCTTTTTCGTCAGGCCGTCGTACAGCGCGGCAAGCCGGGGGTTAGTCGCGTGTTGGAAACACGCCGGCGTCTTTTAGCCGGAGCTTGGACATAAACGCCGCCCCCGGCCAAAGCCAGGTGCGTGCGTCGCCGCCAAGCAGGCGCACATTTTCGGCGCTATCTTGTGCGCCTATTCCAATCCGGGCGACTAAGCCCAGTCGCGTTGTGTTACGGATTGTTACCAAGCGCAAGTAGAATTTGGTAAGACCAAAACTTCGGCGCGGTTGTGCCCCGAAAGCCACACAACTGGTTAGCAAATGGTTTATGGCGTGAGAGCAAAGATGCGGTTGTGGTGCCTGCTGCCACATGCCGTGCATCTAATGTACTTCGCGGCGAAGCGAAGGTAAGCCTCGCCCGATCGCCGCTCTAGCCTATGGCGATCGAGAGGTCCTTCGCGTCCACAGCATCCGCATCTGGCCGCCAAAGGGACTTCCGGCGGTATATCCTCGAACCGGACTTCGTAATAGGCTTTGCCTGTGAGCGCGGAGAGTTCCATATTCCGATCATGGCACGCGCAGGACTAAATTCCTAGCATACGATTTAGCTAAAATGCGCGGAACTGAATCGACCGCTGCGGCTTGATTTGCGTCGATGGAGCCGAGTACATGCAGAGGGTTGCCGCCAAGGGCCGGCTCAAATTCATATCGCCGCAGTTGCCGCGCCTGGTCGAGGTGCCGCCAGTTAGCCACGACTGGATCCACGAAATCAAATACGACGGCTATCGTACGCAGGTCATCATCGATTGGGACGGAGCTCGCGCCTACACAAAGACCGGCATCGACTGGACGGCGCGCTACTGGCCCATAGTGACAGCAGCAGAAACGCTCGGCGCTCGTGATGCGATCATCGACGGCGAGGTGATTGCGCCGAAGGCTGACGGCTCGCCAGACTTCCACGCGCTGCGATCGGCCATGGCATGGAATGCGGAACGGCTGGCTTTCGTCGCCTTCGACCTACTGCATCTAAACGGTAAGGACCTGCGGCCGCTTCCCGCCGTCGATCGCCGCGCGATGCTATGGGATCTCATCAAGCCGGCGACCGGCGCAATACAATTCAGCCAGCACGTTGAAGGCGGCGGCGCGGACTTCTTTAAGGGCGTCGAGCGCATGGGCCTCGAGGGCATGGTATCAAAGCGCCGCGGCGCGCCATACAGGAGCGGAGAGTCGGACGCATGGCTGAAGATCAAGTGCTATGAGTTTTCCGAATTGGAACTGCTAGGCGTCAAGCGCGTGCCAGGCAAGCCGCCCATGGCGCTAATGGGGCAGGGCGGCAAGTATGCTGGGTCAGCGTTCATCACCCTGCCAAAGCAGATACGTGAGCGCCTATGGAAGCGCGTACAGGCCGGCAGGGAGGCACCAGTGGGTGCGCCTTCGGTGAATGGCGTGGAATGGCTTAAGCCCGGCCTCAAAGCGCGCGTGAAGCATCTGCGCGGCGAGTCCAAGCTGCGGCACGCCTCCGTGAAGGGGATTGTCGAAGATTAGCTCTTGTCCAAAATCTTGCCGGCCTTCGCTATTGCAGCGTCGACGGCTTCGCGTTCTTTGCGGGCAGCCTCAAGCGCCGCAGTCTCCGTTTCCATCCTATCGGCGGAACCTTCTACGCGCTCGCATAGCTCGACGTACTTGCGTTTGATCCAATCCAGCATTCTGATTCCTCCCTGCCGCCATGCTACTTCCCTCCGCGCGCCAGCGCCAGAGCGGCGTAAGCCAGGGCAATTGCGCTTCCTTCCGGCCATGTGGCGTCGTGGTCGAATGTGACACCGCCGTTTTCGGCAATCTCCTGTGCCGAGTCCTTCATGTCTTCGATGCACGCATCCAGCGCTGCCACAAGAGCGTCGATTGTGTGGTCGCGCTCCGCCCCATCGTGATGCTCATCGGTCCATTCGCAGACGCCACCTGATTGCTCCATTTCGCAGCCTCCGCTGCTCGCATGTGCGAAACAGATTGGGCAATGGTCATTCTCATCACTTTCCATCATTCCTCCTCGGCCTCTGCGGCCATCATCTCTTTCGCCAACCCAACCCCGTAGCGCTCGATGTAGGCGAGCAGGCGGGCTAGGGGCTGGGGTATCTTAAGGTCGCCCTTGATATAGCGGCGGCACGTCCTGCCATCGATCCCCAATAGCCGCGCTGCGGCTAATTGGGAAAGGCCGAGGCGCTCTATTGTCGCCTTGAACGCGGCTGGCGTCAC